AAGCATCTGCGCGATTAACTCAGTGGTAGAGTGTCGCCTTTACACGGCGAATGTCGGGAGTTCGACCCTCTCATCGCGCACCAATTTCGCAGGATGTGGCAAGCAGTAATGTATTGCCTCCATCGGATGCCTAGAACGAGCAAACCCAGTTATCTCATCCTGCACTACACAAGGATTAAATTTGATGATCCGATTCCAGAAGGATATTCCAAAGGTCGAATTAATTCTCCTGTCGTCTAATAGGTAGGACAAATGTCTTTGGAACATTGAATCTTCGTTCGAACCGAAGCGGGAGAGCCAGATTATTTTTTGGACAGGTGGGAGAGTGGTTAAATCCAATTGACTGTAAATCAATCACCCCATGGGTTACGCTAGTTCGAATCTAGCCCTGTCCACCATTTTATAGCAACGTAGCATAGCGGCTAATGCACTTCCTTCATACGGAATTTATCGTCAGTTCGAGTCTGACCGTTGCTACCATGTTGCGGTGGCAGAAAAGTTATGCAAGAGTCTGCAAAACTCTTTTATGCTGGTGCGAGTCCAGTCCGCAACTCCATTTAGCGGTCGTAGCACAATCGGATAGTGCAAGAGATTTCTAATCTCTAGGTTGGGGGTTCGAGTCCCTCCGATCGCGCCATTAATAATTTGATAAAAGTTTTGAATGTCATCAATGACTCAGTTTGAACAGAGCGAATTTCGTCGCCGTCTTCTGAGGATTTAATTTTGCAAAAGTGTTTGATTTTCCCTTTGTACATTTTCTTGACGTTTTCATTATCAAGAACTTCCACACGAATCTTTTCTTTCGTTACATTGACTTTCATCTTCGTTTGTATTGGACGAACATATACAATCTTATCTTTTGGAACTAGAGCCCACTGAAAGATTGTGCGCATTTGCTTTGGCTTATTCTCAATGCGAAACACATTAAGTTGCGTGTCTTTGTTCTCCCAAACAGTGAGAGCATCAATAAGATCTTCAGCAGTTTTTGCCTTCTTAGAGCCACGCTCAGCAATTTTCATTCGCTCTTCGCTGGACTCGCGCCACATGTCTTGATTGTCAGTGTGACCATATTGAAAGCCAGCCCACGGTAAGTCTACGCCATGATTAGAGCGAACAACCATTTCAGATTTAGGCACGACGCGAATCGTATGTTCGTATTCGCCAACACCTTGATTACCATTTTTATCTTCTTTTCTTGCTGCTTCAACTAGAACTAATTTGTCTGGTGTGGCACAGAAGATAAATCCTGTCATCTCTTTACTCACGAGAAACTTGGCTGCTTCTTCTGGATCAGTCATGTGTAGAGCCTGATAAATATTGTTGCCGTCAGACTTGTTGTCCTCTACATCAATTACAGGCGTAAGACTAGAAGTGATAACGACAAGTCCCTTTTCATTCATGCCTTCTCTGTATTTGATTTTGTGATCATGAAATGCAAAAATCTTGCCAACCTTTTGATCAGATTCATCCAAGAAGGTCACAGTCGAAACGTATGTCTGATCGCGGTTCTTGGCAAGAGCCCAACCGTCTTTCAAATACTTGGCTACAACTACACACATACATTTGACTCTATAAACAAAGTTAAGTATAATATTTATAACTATGAAAAAATACATTCACGTCAATCAACACATCATTCGCTCTAACAAGAAGAATGGTGAGAGCAATCACGTTCTCACGATCAAAGAAGGTCGCAAGAATACCTACTGCAGTCGTATAAAAATTCTTGGTCCCAGTGAAGTCATCTATTCTGGAAACGACAAGCCATTGCTTCCGTGTGGTGCGCGAGTGGCTGTTGTAACAGAAAGTGAGATTGAAGTAATCGAATGAAACCAAAAATTGCATTGTTCATGAACAATCCTGTTGCAGAGATCGCATGCTGCAATGGAATGATGGAGGCACTCGAAGACTATTACAGATTCTCAATCTTTTCTCGCAAAACAATCACAGACATTGACTTCAATAAAATTGATCTTGTTGCATTTCCTGGTGGTCGAGGAGACGCAGATCTGTTTGATCGTTTGCTGAAATCTAATGCAAACATCATTCAGAATTATATGCAGAATGGTGGCAAGTATCTTGGCATATGCATGGGTGCATATTGGGCTGACAAATACTATTTCAATCTTCTAAATGATGTGAAGATTCAACAATACATCACGCGACCGAATGCAGAAGTTCGACGTTCGTATTCAACGACACTCAATGTGACTTGGAAGCGAAAGCCAACAAACATGTATTTTTTCGATGGCTGTGCATTTATTGGCGACAAGTTTAAAACGATTGCAAGATATGCGAATGGTGATGCAATGGCAATTATTCAGAAGAATGTTGGTTTGATTGGCTGTCATCCTGAGAGTCGTGAGAATTGGTATCGCAAAAGAAAGTATCTTCGCGAGAAGTGGCATGGTGGAGAACATCACAAACTTCTTCAAGAATTTGTTGCAGAATTATTGGGACTATAGCATAACGGTCAATGCAGCGAACTCATAATTCGTTGAGTCTTGGTTCAAATCCAAGTGGTCCCACCACTATCCACCACTATATAAAGGTATGAGCATGTTAAATCGATTAATTGAATTTTTGAATCCAACAGTCGTGCGCGATACAAGTAATGATCGCTTGCGCGAGAATCTCCCAAAAATATCAAAACCAAAACACGAGATCTACAAAGACAACGCCAAAGAGTGGCGCTGGCGTATCACAGCAAGTAATGGTGATATTATTGCTGCTTCTTGCGAAGGATATAAGAATAAGGTTGACGCGGAAAAGAATTTAAGGTATATTACTAATCTAAGAATCGGAGTATAGGTCAGCCTGGTAGACCGCTTGCTTTGGGAGCAAGATGTCGGGAGTTCGAATCTCTCTACTCCGACCATTTTTGGAAAAAACATGGAACTCAAAACATACAAGTGCATGTGTCGTTATAAAGACGAACCAGGTTCTGGTTTTGGTTGGGTTTATGTTCAAGCGTCCAATCCATATGAAGCCTATCAATTTTTGAAAGCGCAGTATGGGAAACTTTTGATGACTGAGTATGCAGTTCCTGCGTGAGGTGAGTTATGGCAAATCATGTAAACACTTATGTTCGTTTTGAGAAGATCAACGAAGCAGGTCTTGCTAAATTGCAAGAACTATATTCGCGCATTCGTGTTAAAGACACGATCTATGAGTGGTTCAGCGACATGTGGGGTCTTGACAAAGAAGTCACTGACAAGTATGATTGGAACTGCGATAACGTAGGACCAAAGTGGTGTTACTTCGAAGAGCGTGGCGATGATTACTTTCAAACCACATCGGCTTGGTCATATCCAGAACAAGGCTTGCTTTGGCTGATTGAGCAGATTGCTGAGGTCGATCCCGATGTTCTTGCTTATGTCACCTACGAAGATGAAATGCCAAACTTCTTTGGTTGTTGCTTTATGAATAAAGAAGGTATCGTTGATGGGTGCGAGTGGGGCGAAGATGGTGAAATCGAACAGATGATGAAAGAATCATTCCCTGAACTTGCTGAACTCAACGAAGAAACTCATAGCGAGCAGTATTGGGATTTGTGGAATGAAAACATTTGGGAATTTATTTCAGAAAAACAATATGAAGTTTACCAATCTATCAAAGAATCGTTAGAATAAATTTCGCGACTGTGGTGAAATCGGTATACACAACAGACTTAAAATCTGTCACCTTTTGGTATGTGGGTTCGAGTCCCACCAGTCGCACCAGACTGCGGGATTAGTTTAATGGTAAAACCACAGCCTTCCAAGCTGACGTCGAGAGTTCGATTCTCTCATCCCGCTCCAATTTTATGACACAAAAAAAATTAAGATTTGAAGATCTGCAGCCGCATGTTGAAATGCTTTGCGATGCAGTTGAAAATAAAGGAGCATCTTCCAGCGGCATTCCTCATGGCGCATATGAGTGCGCTAATATATATAGAGACCTTTTAGAAAGGGTGAGAACAAAGAATATCCATTTTGATGTTCTCGCATTTACATTAAATGAAACACATGCGACAATGTTGTTAATTGCTGGTGGTCAAAACCATCGTCTAAAAAAACTTGGCGATGCACTTGACTTTTACATAAAAAAAGAATATTATAAGACTAACAATGACGAATAAAAAAATTGCTGTGATAGGAAGAGGAACAGGCGGCGCCATGTCTGTTGCTCACTTTAAGAGATGGACTGATTGGGAGATCGAATGGTATTTCGATCCACAAATACAAACACAAGCAGTTGGCGAAGGATCTGCTCTTGTAGTACCAATTAATCTTTTAAATTGTTTTAATTTTTCGCATGAAGAATTGCCAAAGATCGACGGCACATTTAAAACTGGTATAGCAAAAGAAGGTTGGGGGAAGTCGGGTAATTATTTTTTTCACGATTTTCCTCCACCACATATTTCATATCACTTCAATGCACTCAAACTTCAACAATATGTAATGGGAAAACTACAACATAAAGTTAAAATTATAGAAAGTAATGTTAAACATGATGAAATAGATGCCGATTTTATTTTAGATTGTTCAGGTAAACCTAACAATTTTGAAGAATATTACAAAGCAGAATATATCCCTGTAAATTCTGTCCATGTTACCCAATGTTATTGGGATTACCCAAAATTTCAACACAGTTTAAATATTGCAAAAAAATATGGTTGGATATTTGGTATTCCATTACAAAATCGATGCTCTATAGGTTATCTCTACAATAAAGATATAAACACATTAGATGAAGTGAAAGAAGATGTTAAGGAGATTTTTGAAAGATACAATCTGACACCAAGCGACACCACAAACTCATTCCATTTTGGCAACTACTATCATAAACAAAATTTTACAGATCGATTAGCATATAATGGAAACGCATCTTTTTTTCTTGAGCCGTTAGAAGCAACATCATTTGGTATGATAGATTTAATAAACAGAACAGCATTGGATATGTGGAATAATAATATAACAATAGTGGGCGCTCAAACTAAGTATTTGAATAAAATTAATCAAATACAAAATATGATCATGATGCATTATTTTGCTGGATCCAAATATAAAACTAAATTTTGGGAATATGCAGAAAATAGAGGAATAGAGTGTTTGCGTAGAGCGAAAACTGATAATAATTTTGTTGAAATTTGCGACATGAGTATGATAATGTCGTCGTTCAGCGAAATTGTACAACAACGCTACGATATAGATTATGGTACTTGGCCAGTAGGATCATTTTTTCAAAATATAAATGGTCTTGATATTAAACCAGAACTAGTAAAATTATTACATGAAACAATTTAAACATCAAAGTATATGATTAAATCATTTTACGATTTTAAATATTGCATTTGGCAAATAGATCTCTCCGACATAAAGTTAAACACACATTTTGATTTGGAATTAAATGATGCATTTACATATGCATCGATGAATTCCCCAAATCCAAATGAAGCAATTGGGAATGCTTATTCAGTTATGAACATGTATGCCTTAAGATCATATAATGAATTTATAAGGCATATATTTCCAACTGCAACTCTCTATTACGAAAAAATTACTGGACAAAAAATAAACGGTGTCAATAGATGTTGGGCTAATAGAATGCATGAAGGATCTACTGGCGCTGTTCACACGCATCCTAAAAATGTAAAGGTTTTAAATTTGTATTATAATATCCCAACAGGATCAAGTGATCTAGTATTTGTAAACCCATCATATATAACCACTGAGACAAATCCAAACTTGATTCCTGAGAGCGAAAAGTTTAATATAAAAGTTTTTGAGGGAATGTGCATTTTATATGACTCAGAAATTCCGCATGGGGTTTCGAGTCATAGATCAAATCAAACGAGAGACACAATAATTCTGGAATTTTTTTGAAAGGGGAAGTGTGGCAGAGCGGTTGATCGCAACAGTCTTGAAAACTGTCGTCTCTTTACGGGGACCGTAGGTTCGAATCCTACCACTTCCGCCAAATTTATGAGAAAAGTAAGAACATTCGGAAGAGTATTTGAAAAACATTCACCAATTATTTGGTGGTGTATTCGTGCACTTGAGATTGTTACTTGCATTGCTATTATTGTAAATATAGTGCATCATTGGTAAATTATGCCCAGATGGTGGAATGGTAGACGCGCTTGAGAGCGCGTTTATTATAAATAAGTGTAGAGAGAGGAGACTTCTATGCTTATAATCGAAGAATATATTTTACTATCGAAGAAAGAAAGGCAACAACATCTTAAATTAGATGAGGCGTGTATTGAACGAGGTGCTGGCAGTTACTATTTTAAAGGTTTGCTGGCGCATATATTAGATACTACTGTTCCAACTGGGCACAAGATACATTTGTGCCATGCTTGTCACAATGCTAAATGTGGAAACCCAAATCACTTGTATTGGGGAACAGCACAAGAAAACAGGTTAGATCAAGTTGAGAATGGTGGTAAAACCATATGGGAAAGAACTGTTGAGAAGTATGGACTAGAAAAAGCCAGAGCAATGAATAGTCATAAAGGAAATTCAAATGGTTCTGGTAACAAGGGCAAACCTAAAAGCGAAGAGCATAAAGCAAAAATTGCTGCGAATCGTAAAGGTGGGCGAACGAAGAGAAATGCGAGAGTGGCGGAACGGTATACGCACCAGTTTTAGGAACTGGCACCGAAAGGTTTAAGAGTTCGAATCTCTTCTCTCGCACCAAAATGGAGAGTGTTATGAGTTATAATATTGGTATTGTGGGTCGCGGTTTTGTTGGCGGCGCAATGTTTGACAATTTTAAAGATTGCTTCAATGTCTCAACATGGGACATCGATGAAAGTAAACGCGGACATGAATCATTCGAATCATTTGTACATTGGTCTGAGATTATTTTTGTTTGTGTTCCAACTCCAATGAAAGAGAGTGGTGAGTGCGATACAAGTATCGTTGAGAATGTAATTGATGATATCGCAAAAATCGATCGCCGCAAATATGTCGTAATCAAGTCAACTGTAACTCCAGGAACCACCGAGCGATTGGCTGAATCACATCGAATGATAATTGGATTCAATCCTGAATTCCTCACTGAAGCAAATGCATACAATGACTTTCGCTATCAACCATTGATTATTTTAGGATCTGACGATGTTGGGCTCGGAACAATCATGACGCAAATTTATTACGAATTTAATTCAAAGGTCGACTCTCGTTCGCATGTGATTCAACGCACCACTAAAGAAGCAGAAATGTTTAAGTATCTTGCAAATAGTTTTCTCGCAACGAAAGTTATTTTTGCCAATGAGTTTAAGAGTCTCTGCGATAAGGTTGAAGTTGATTATGGTCGCATTGCAGAGGTTGCAGTACTGGATAAAAGACTCGGACACACACACTGGCGTGTTCCAGGTCCTGATGGAAAAGTTGGATTCGGCGGTTCTTGCTTTCCAAAAGATACTGCAGCGTTACTGCATTATGCAGATGAAAATTTTGCTTCACTCTGGTTGCTTACGGAAGCAACCTATATAAACGATGATATTCGTGGTGAAACTTTCCATAAACTGACAGTTGTTGAAGATAAATAAGAATATGAGTTTAGTATTAGTTGTAGACAAAGGTGGAATGCCTAAAGACTGGGTGAACTTTGAAATGGCTGCATGTTATTATGCGAAGAATAAAGTTCTATGGGAACTTGGTGATAAAATGAAGACCATGTTGGGTGGGCACAATCAATATGGTGAACAATCTCGCATTGATATTTCTTGCATCATCGGCGTCAGTGGTCCACTGCTCGGCGATAAATTCTATAATCAATCAACAGTTTTTGCTGATCGCATGACTCTGTATGCTCGCGATTGGCATATCTGCGCATACTGCGGCGATGAGTTTAGCACCAGTCAATTAACAATTGATCATGTGCTCCCAAAGTCTCGCGGTGGCACAAATCAATGGACAAATTGCGTTACTGCCTGTCGTCCATGCAATCATCGTAAGGGTTGGCGAACACCAGAAGAAGCAAAGATGCATTTAATCTATGTGCCCTATGCGCCTACAGTTCATGAACGTATACTATTGAAGAATCGTAAAGTTCTCGCAGATCAGATGGAGTATTTGAAAGCAAGTATTCCAAAAAATAGTAGAGTTTGGAGGAATGTTGCTTGAATACTGTTCTTGATAAAATCAAACAATATGACGATTTTTTGGACTCTTCTGAGATAGAAGAAATTTACAAGTTTTTATCTACTAGCCATAATTGGTCATTTCAGAGTAGCATTGAATCGCAATCAAATTACATCTTTTTAATGTTAAAGGGATTAGAAAACAATGATCTTTTTAAAGATAAGATATTTAAAAAAATTCAGGAAAAAATAGGCGAAGATTATAACATAATAAGAATTTATGCAAATGGTCAGTATTTTGGAATGCCTGGGCGACCACATCATGACAATACTAGTCCAAATGCATATACATTTTTAATTTATGTTAATCCTTCATGGGATTTTTTGTGGTGCGGGCAAACAATATTTTTTGATAGATATGCGACAGATGATAACGGCGGCACTATAGTCATTAGTAATGAAACTAAAATAGTCTATCCATTTCCTGGTAGAGCAGTTTTATTTCCAGGAAATATAATCCATTATGCTGAATCTCCTTCTAAAGATTGTTTTAATTTTAGATTTAGCATAGCATATAAATTAGAAAAAAAATCATGAGCGGAAAAGGAAGTAAGCCACGACCATTGAGTGTTCCGCGAAAACAGTTTGATGACAACTGGGAACGTATTTTTGGAAAGAAGCGAGAAAAGAAACAACCTGTTGCGGGGTAGTGAAACAGCATCACAGAGGACTCATAATCCTCAATTCCAGGTGCAACTCCTGGCTCCGCTACCATTTTATTACGGGATGAAATTATGCAAAGATTACAAACAATAACTGTTGTTGGTGCAGGCACTGCAGGATTAGTGTCAGCACTTATACTTAAAACGCGATTTCCTCACATTGACGTAAAAATTGTAAGATCAAAAAAAATTGGTATCATCGGTGTGGGCGAGGGATCAACAGAACATTGGGCTGAATTTTTAAGGTATACTAACATAGATTTTAAAGAAATCATAGGTGAATGCGATGCCACATTTAAATGTGGTGTTTTTTTCAAAAATTGGGGTGTTGATGATTATATGCATAGTCTTGGCGGCGCAGACATCAATACCACTTGCGGTCAAACAAATGTTGCTTTTGCAAAATATATATCAGAACAGCAATCTAAAAAGATTTTAAACCCATTAGAATCATGGGATCATCAAGTATTCTCTGCAGAGTTTTCGTTTGAACAATCACCATTTAACCAATATCATTTTAATACGTTTAAATTGAATTCACTCTTAGAGAGAAAATGTAAGCAAAGAAATATCAATATTTTTGATGATGAGATTTTAGATGTGAAAGTTGATGATCAAAATAATATTTCTTTTTTGGTGGGCGAAGAACAAGAACACTACTCAGATTTCTTTATCGACAGTACGGGATTTTCTAGAATTTTAATGAAAAAACTTGGTGCTACTTGGCAATCTTACAGCGATTGTTTGAAAGTCAAGGCAGCAATTACATTCCAAACACCATTAGAAGATGAATTCAATATCTACACGCTCGCAGAAGCAAAAAATGCTGGTTGGATGTTTAGAATTCCGGTGTGGGATAGATATGGAAATGGATATATTTATGACAGCGATTTCATTACCAGAGAACAAGCTGAAGAAGAAATGGTAAATCACTTTGGTCGCGACATTCAAATTGGTAGAGAATTTAAATTTGATCCAGGAGCACTTGATAAAGTTTGGGTAAATAATTGTTGTGCTGTTGGATTGAGTTCTTCATTTTTTGAGCCGCTAGAGGCAACTTCTATCGGAAGCACAATTCAACAAATATTTTTTCTGACGCACAAACTGATAAACTATAATCAAAAGACTATAGATGAGTATAATAAACAAGTAAACAGTATTTTTTTGAATATCAGAGATTTTGTGTTTTTACACTATCTCAGTGGCAGAAGCGATACAGAATTTTGGAAGAATATCTCAACAGTAAGAATACCAGATACTCTACATTATAATCTGGAAAAGTGGGAACACAAACTACCAGTTCAGGAAGATTTTACTAACACTTCTAACTATAGAATGTTCAACGCATCTAATTTTATTCAAGTATTATATGGTGTTAACAAATTCAATATTGATTCAATAAAAACTGAATACCAAAATTTACCACTGTATTTTAATAATGAAGCCAATAACAATCTAAAGAGCAAACTCAATCGTTATGAATTCGCGCCAAAAATTGGACATAAAGAATTTATCTCTAGAATAAGAACAGCATATTTTAAAATGAAAGAAGAAAATCCGTTTTATCAATAAAACAACCTGGGTATTTTTATGAAACAACTTGATATGTTTGAGAATTTAAAACCAAAAATTTATGAGAGCCCAGATAACGGCAAAACAATCTATGAGCGTAATTTGGGAGAATCAGAACGTCGACTCATCAAAACTGCAGTTCAACAACAGTGGAACATAACTTTTAATGGTAAGAAGGTCGATTCGTGAGAGTTTTATTTCAATGCGAGCAATTAAATTATCGTGGAGTCACTAACTCCACAATAGACTATGCTTTATACAATCAAACTATTCTTGGTAATGAAAGTGTTATTGCATACTGCAGTGTCGATCCTCCTGGGAAGGATGTTGGCACCAAACCAGAAATTGTTGAGCAATTGAAAAAAGATTTTAATATAATTACATATGAGACTTTTGAAGAACTTAATGATCTTGCTTCAAAGTTTGACCTATGTTATAGTCAACGTGCTGGTTATGTAAAAGAACCCGACACACATAAGCCACTAGTTCAAGTTAACACGACTAAATTTGGTGTACACTGCGTATTTCAGTGGTATGAACCGCATGGTGATTCTTACGCATACATATCTGAATGGTTAGCGAATAATGTTACACGCAATTATATGACACCTAATCCACAAAAATTTGTGCCATATATTGTAAACCTTCCACAACCTAATTTCTCTTTGAGAGATAAATTTGGCATACCTAAAGATAAATTCGTAATCGGTCGCCATGGTGGCTTTGAGACCTTTGATCTTGGTTGGGCTGAAGAAGTTGTAACTAAAGTTGCACAAACTCGTGATAACTTTGTTTTTTTGTTTATCAACACTAGACCATTCTGTAATCTTCCAAATGTTTTGTTTGTTGGTCCATTTTTCGGTGAGCAAGAAAAATCAAATTACATTAATTCATGCGATGCAATGATTCATGCTCGACATCTTGGTGAATCATTTGGTCTTTCAGTCGCCGAATTTTTATACTTCAACAAACCAGTGCTTTCATGGGAAGGTGGATTTGACCGCAATCATGTCAACTGGTTACAGAAATATGATTTATTATACAAAGATCAAGCAGATTTGTACAATAGATTACTGGATCTCCCAAACAGAGTTGGCGTAGAATATTCGCAGATTGTTCGTGAATATAGTCCAACAGCAGTAATGAACAAATTTAATGAGGTGTTCCTTGCTACTTGATATCATTCAAAAAGTTATACAAAATGGCATGGCGATAGATGTCGTATATGATGTTGGCGCATGCTCTGGGAATTTTAGTCGCTGGATAAAAAATTCTGTTCTCCCAAACTCAAAATACTATTTGTTTGAGGCAAACATATCATACTTGCCAAGTTTGATGCATCCAGAATTTAATTCATATATCACAACACTGTCAAATGAAGATGGTAGAGAAGTAGACTTCTGGGTGGGGTTGAATACTGGTGATTCATATTACAAAGAAACAACATCAATCTACGACGACAAAGAAGTTAAGAAAGTGAAATGCACAACCCTTGATAAAATGATAATTGAAAAGAGTTTACCTATTCCAAACTTTTTAAAAATTGACACACAAGGTTCAGAATTAGACATTTTGAGTGCATCTACATCTCTTATGGGAAAAACAGAAATCATTCTTTGCGAATGTCCCATCATTGAGTACAACAAAGGTGCACCAAAGATGTCAGACTATCTGGATTTCTTCAAATCCTATGATTACATTCCTGTTGAGGTAACGCAGGTTCATCGCGCCGAAGATACAATCCTACAGATCGATTTGCTGTATATGTTGCGTTCTGCAAAGCAGCAATTCTTGAGCGAGAACAAGGTCATTCGCGTATAACTCATTGCAGGCGACTTCTGCCGACGCAAACCCCCATATAGACCCCCCAAACCGAGCCGCTGCAAAGCGATTGCAGGAGGTTTTGCAGACCTTGTGCAAGTTATTGATTTCATTAGAGTTTTTATTCTTGCCTTTTGCGACGATTTGAGCGATAATGGTTATATGGGATGGGGAAATTGGTCCCCCCCAAAAAAAGGTAAGATTTTATGGGTATCAGTTTAATGCAGCGTCGCGTAATGGTTCAAGTAGAGCGCGACGTAATTAAGGGTCTCCGCGAGGATCTGCGTAAGATTCGCGCTGCGCTCAATCAGTCGCGTCTTAACATCAAGATGCACCAAGAGATCCTCGCCGACGAGCGCAAGTTTGCGCGACTCGTGAAGGAAGAGCAGCGTCATCTGCGTGCTCGGAAGCAAGCCGAGACCATGCATGCTCGAATCGCGAAGATGGAAGCGAAACTCGCCGCTCTGAAGGCGGCTGCGTAAGTCGTTGATTCTAAACGACTTTCTAACTATTGCTATTTTTCTCCTTGTATAGGATAATAATTGTATGAAGACTAAAACTCAAAGCCAAGTCGCGCTGGTCAATGCGCGTCAGGAACTCAAGGATGCCCTTGAGCGTGTAAAAGAACTCCGCGTGAAGGTGAAGAATTTTCGTATTGACGCGGATGTTGAGCGCAAACTCGCTCGCATCGTCCGCGAGGACGAGCGTAAACTGCGCGCTCAGAAGCAAGCCGAAAAGCGTGCGGCGAAGATTGTTGCGATGGAGGCACGACTCGCTGCGATGCGCGAGAAGGCACTGTCACCGAAGCAGTATCGAAAGAACTATCGAAAGGCAAGTGCTGCGGTCGTGTATACTCCCGAGCAGATTGCTGAACTGAATAAGACTCTCGGTCTGGTGAAGGTCTAATGCGCGCTCGCTATTCAATGTTCACTGCTCGCGGCAACGCTGCGGTTCATCAAATCGTCAAAGTTGCGCGAAGCGACAAGATGACGTGGGATGAGGTTGAGCAATTGCTCTGCGGTCTCGCAAAGACTGAGGAATATGCCGAAGCCATGGATACCGCAGTTCGTGATGCAGTTTACATCAAGTTGTTTGAAAGAGGAAATTCGTAATGAGTAATGTGAATCTTTCGCTGGCGAGTGTCAGCGACATCAAGACTCTGGTTTCAACTGGTGCGGTGAAGCATGATGATGCGATCGTCCGTGTTGATGTGGTGTTGGCTCGTAGAATTGCTGAAGGCAAAAGGGCACGATGGACTCGTTTGCGCGAGTGGCTTGTGAAGGAACAGGCTGAGCACATTCGAATCTCGAATGCCTAATTCTTGCGAAACTTTACTTTTGCGATTGTTGGTAGTATAATTGTTATTGTCCGTTGTTAATTTGTTATGAGGTTATTTGTTTATGAAGAAAGTTGAAGTATTGTACACTCTGATGAAGAGTGGTAAGCCTGTCCCCGTCCAGACGATGATCAAGACTCTTGACGTGAAGCAGGGTTCAATCATGTGTTTGATTTCTGCTCTCCGAAATGATTTCGGTGGCGAAGTTGAAACAAATCGTGATGGTCGTAAGGTTCTGTCCTATCAGTTGTTGAATGCTGATAAGGTCAAGATCCCGACGAAGGCTGCGAAGGCTGCGAAGGCTCCGAAGGCAGCAAAGGTTGCGGTTGTTAAGACCAAGACTACTGTTGCGCGAAAGGCAGCAGCGACTACCGATTCCCCGACTCTTGAGGTTGAGGAGATTGATAGTGATGCCGAACTTGCCTCGCTGAAGGCAGAGTTGGGTCTTGCTGATTCTTATTCGGAGTAAGATTCAGTCTGGCGAAGAGGGGAGGTAAAACTCCCCTCTGTTTTTTATTTGTCTCCATTGTGAGACGCAATTATGTCACCATTGTGTGACGGAGAAAATTATGAAAACTGTATATTTGCAGAAATCTGCATTAGATCTCATTCAGTTGGCTATCTCGGGTAAGTTGAATTCCGATCCCATCGGTCAACGCCCACCGACTTCGCAAGGTTATGCGAAGTCCGAAGAAATTGTAAGATCTCTAATTTTGAATATTGGTATCGGCATGATCACGTTGCGCGATATATCTCAAGATGAGGAAATGCAAAAGATTTATCCTGGTGTGCATTATCTTGTTATTGACGGTGGTCACCGTATTCGTGCACTGGTAAGATTTTATCAAAATAAATTTCCGATCGGAAAAAAGAAGTTTAAAGAACTCAATATTGACTTGAGTCAGTACGAAGTTGCACTTGATATCACAACCTGTACATCACAGGAAGCCATTGAGAAGTTTCGTAATTTGAATCAAACCACACCAGTAAATCCGATGGAGATGCTGATGTGCGACGATCAATCTGAAGTCTGTCTTGCTGTTCGTTCACTCACTCGTTACTATTCTGAGTACAAGAATGAAGCCCACGACTTGTTTGAAACTGCTTTCGACAAACATGGTGTTGAGAAGTCAAAGTTTTTTGACATGGCACCGAATCATCGACGTAAGTGGGATGAATATGTTTTCCTCGCGTTGATTAAATTTGTTGGTGGTGGCAATGTTGGTGCTGGTATTCCAACATTCTACGATGCTGTTGATCAAGAATATAAGGGAAATAACATTCTTACTAAAACTGTGCTGAAGAATGTTGAACGATTCCTAGATGATGTTTATGGTTTTGCTAATGAACGTAAGCCATACAAACTGAACACAGATATTTTTGCTGCTCTTCAGTTGGTTTGGTTTGCTCTATATGAACAAAACAAAAACTTTAAAATCGATGATTACACTAAATTTTATGAATCGTTTATGGCAGCGTATTCGTTGTTGACTGGTAATGCCAACACAACATATAATAACAAAACCATAAAATTTGGTGGTGACATTTATTTAATTAAAGAATTTGTTCGCACCAACATGACTAACTTTTCAAGTTCTGAAAAACAGAAAGAAGTTGCGAAGTTGTTCTTGGCTGAACTCGGCGATGATCCTGCTGAGTATGGAGTTATCTTCCGCGATTCTAAACGTAGTCTGACGACTTCTGAGCGTGAAGAAAAACTTGCTCTTCAGAGTTATAAGTGTGCTATTGACGGCGAGTCATTGCGCCTTGAGGACTCTGTTTGGGGTCACGATACTGCGTGGGCTCAGGGTGGTGAGTTGATGGATGGTGCTGTGATTCGTAAGACTCACAATCGCGACATGGGTACGACTACTCTTGATGAGTATCGTTTGATTCTTGAGATGCGTAAAGGTAAAAAGTAATGAGTACGATAAAGACAACTGATGAAGAATTGTTGGCTATGGAGATTTCGTATGCTAATCTCACTTCGAAATTTACTGAAGAAGGATTCAGTCCATATGCTTGTGCTGCTTCAATGGTCAAACTTGCATTAATGATCTATAAGACATCCATGGATGCCGAAGAATACAATATAATGATCGACTCTATCTCAGACAGTCGTGATCGAATTAAATCATTTGATGAGATTCAAAAACTGAGTAGGCTAAACTAATGCGTCGTGAATGGCGATACGTTGAAAAGAACAGTCATTACTATTTCCAAGCACATGACGGAAAGGTCATCGGTCAAGCATATAACATTGCTTTCACGATTGTTTGGGGCGCGAAGATTCCGATCAATGCAACTGATGAGTTAATTCTTGGTCAATACATTGAATTGGAATATGCTAAACGCGCGATTGAAGAATATTGGGATGAGAAAGATAGAACTCTAGAGGTGGTGCATGAACATCTTCTTCCTGGATACGGATCCTAAAACCGCAGCGCAACAACATTGCGATAAGCATGTTGTCAAGATGATCATCGAGTATGCGCAGTTGCTTTCGACTGCGCACCGTATTCTTGACGGTAATCTGTATCTGGATAAGACAGCAAATGGTCGTAATATCAAACGCTGGAGGTTGGATGATTATCGCGAGTCTATACTATACAAAGCATCACACATCAATCATCCCTCTGCTATCTGGGCACGAGAAGATCTTTCGCACTATCAATGGCTTTGGAATCTTGCCTCTGAACTATGCCAAGAGTACCGTTACAGATACGGTGGCACAAACGATAAGCAGCATAAGACTTCCCTCGTGATACAGAATCTCAGTTTTGCGCCCAATAACATCCCCAGAGACGGGTATTTTATTGAGCCACCCCAAGCCATGCCCAATGATGTAAAAGTCCCTGGAGACTCTATTGCGGCGTATCGGAAATACTACAAGGTTCATAAGGTAAGGTTTGCGACATGGAAAAACCGAGAAGTGCCTGAGTGGTATAAATAAGAGGCAATGAAGAAATTCCTCGACTTTCTACAAGAAGAAATCGCTCACAATAAAGGTCTGCATGTATTCGATGTGGACGATACTCTCTTTCACACGACTGCCAAGATTCGCGTCATGAAGGGGAAGAAGCAAGTTGATTCTCTTTCCAACTCTCAATACAATACGCATGAACTTCCTGATGGTCATCATTATGATTATTCAGAATTTCGTTCATCTGAAAAGTTTGCGAAAGAATCTTCTCCAAATGCTCGCGTTCTCAACAAAATGAAAAATCTTCATGACAAAACGAAGAAGGCTGGCGGCAAGGTCATCATCAATACTGCTCGCGCAGACTTCGATGACAAAGATAAATTTCTTGACAAGTTTCGTAAGCATGACGTTGACATTGATAACATTCATGTTCATCGCGCAGGAAATTTAAAAACAAAAGGCACTGTTGCTGAGAAAAAGGCGAGCATTATTCGCGATCATCTCAATCAAGGGAACTACTCGCATGCTTCATTGTATGATGACAGTGAACACAATTTAAAAGCATTCTTAGATCTCAAGAAAGATTTTCCAAAGGTGCGTTTCAATGCGCATCATGTAAAGCCAGATGGGAAGTTTAAACGATACGCTGGGTGATTTATGGCAACTTATGAGTTTGTGAATACAAAAACTAAAAAGATCGAAGAGCATACAATGCCAATGTCTGCTTATGACGATTTCAAATCAAAAAATCCTCATCTAGAAAGATATTACAGCGAAGCACCACTGTACAGTTACAGCGGCACTGGTGATTTCGCGGGTAAGAAAACAGACAACACTTGGAAAGAAGTGATGTCAAAAATCGCAGAACAAAATCCCAGAAGCCCACTAGCAGATAAAGTGTTAAAGAAAGACGCGAAACGTACCAAGACAGATCAAGTCCTACAAAAACATTTAAAAAAGCAAGCCGCCCAGAAAAGGGGGAAGTGAGGAATTTTGAGTAAGAAGAAACACGGAAACACAAATACTTACATCGAAATTACAACAGATACGCTGGAGAAAAAACCGCAGCGCATCAAATCGGCAGAACTTAAAAAGTTCGAGCCATTAACAGAAAATCAAGCAAAATTCTTTGAGTCATATAAATGTGGCGATTATTTTACAATGCTTTGCGGTTCAGCAGGAACTGGAAAAACTTTTATTGCATTGTATAAAGCATTAGAAGAAGTGTTAGACAAAACGTCATCATTTCATAGAGTTGTCATTGTTCGCTCAGCAGTTCAATCAAGAGATCTTGGATTCACACCTGGATCCGTTGAAGAAAAGATGAGCCTTTACGAACAACCATATATGCAAATTTGTCATACTCTGTTTGGTCGCCGCGATGCTTATGATGCATTGAAAGAATGCAATCGTGTTGAGTTTATCTCTACAAGTTTTATTCGCGGCATGTCTTTCGATGATGCCGTTATTCTTGTAGATGAATGTCAGAACTTGACTTGGGAGGAACTTTCAACTATAATGACTCGTGTAGGTTATCGTTCTAAAATTGTATTTTGGATATCGTTCGCTCAAGTTTGGTCAAGGACTTCTTGATCGCCGTTGAGAAATACGAAAAAGAAAACAGTGTTTAATCATATTCGTCATGAGTTTCCGCAACTCTTGCAAGAAAATGCGGATGGTAAGCGAGTGTATATTGCGCCGAATGGAGAAAAGTATCCTTCAGTCACTACGGTGATTGCGGATCACGGTAAAGAAGCAATTCTTGAGTGGCGCAAGAAGGTTGGTGAAGAGAAAGCCAACGAGATTTCGCGTAAGGCTACGACTCGCGGCACAAGCGTCCATAAGGTCCTTGAGGCTTATCTAAACAACGAAGATATATCGGGGTTCGAGATGATGCCGAACGTCAAGTCTCTCTTTGTGCGAATGAAGCAAGAGTTGGACGACAAGGTCAATAACATTCACTGCCTCGAAGATAAATTGTTCTCTCACGAACTTAAACTTGCTGGCACTGTAGACTGTATCGCTGAGTATAAAGGAGTTCTTTCGGTTATCGATTTTAAGACTTCTGTCAGACTCAAGAAAAAAGAAAACATCGGTGGATACTTTATGCAGGGTGCTGCATATGCCACTATGTTCAATGAGATGGCGAATCTTAACATTGATCAAGTTGTAATCCTAATTGGCGTTGATACTGTTAATTTTTGCCAGACTATGATTGTTCGAGGCGAAGAACTAGCGCATCATCGCCAAGAATTGCAAAAATATATAGATGCATATTGGACAAAAGTTGCTTGACTTTTGTTTGACAGTATGCTATACTAACTATGTCTGGTTTAAATTGGAGTTTCTAATGAAATGCTCAAGTTTAGTTGTTATGTCTGCAATCCTCCTGATTGGCTCAACAACCGCAAGTGCACAGAGCAACGAAGATATCGACGTGTTGCTGGGTGCCGCTGCTGGAGCCGCAATTGGAAGCACTATCGGCGACGGTGATGGTCGTAAGATTGCAACAGTTGTAGGCGGATTGATTGGCGCAAATATGGCTAGAGATCGCAATGAGTATCGCTATACTGGCAATGAGTATCGCTATACTGGTCGACGATTCGAATCATATTGTAAGGATCGCATTCCTAGTCAATATCGAAATAATGCTGGTGTTGCCCGTTCTTGGGTTTCTGGTTGCGTTCAAAGACTTGAGCAACGTCAAGTTGAACTTGAACAACAAGCATTTGAGGAGGCTTTGAATGGACCTGCCAATTAATATCGATGAACTTCGTGATATTGTTGTTTCTCTTGAGAAGGATAGCAACTTTGAACTTGCAGATCGTCTCAAACTTGTATGCCGTCTAATAGAAGAAGGCAAACCATACAAGAAAATTCTCCGCGAAGAATACAATCTAGTCGCGTAATAGTCTCCATCAATCGTTACGATTGAATTAAATTATAACACAACGCCGCGAAATGCCTCGCATTTTGCATATATACGTTTGTGTATAGGTTTTGTTTAGGGTCAAAGTTATAAAGGAGTTAAACATGAAGACAGTCGGCGATAAAATTGAAAAGTTTGTTGTAACTGGTGTAAAGCCAGGAGCACTTGAGCCTACTGATGCATTTGAAAATATTACAGATCTTTCTTTTGAAGGCAAGTGGAAGGTCATTGTTTATTATCCAAAAGATTTCACATTCGTATGCCCAACGGAAATTTTGGCATACGATAAGTTGAATAAAGATTTTGCTGATCGCGATGCTGTTCTTCTTGTTGGTTCAACAGACAATGAATTTTGTAAATTGGCTTGGAAGAATGCGCATGAGGGGTTGAAGAACACCACTTGCTGGATGTTTGCTGATACTCATCGCGATCTCGGCGATCATTGGGATCAAATGAGCGAAGGTCTTGTAGAGCAACTTGGAGTTTTCTTCAAGCCTGCTGGCGCTGCTCTTCGCGCAACATTCATTGTTGATCCTAGCAATGTGATTCAGCATGTGACGGTGAATAGTCTTGCAGTTGGACGCAATGCTGATGAGACTCTCCGCGTTCTTGACGCATTACAAACTGGTGAACTTTGCCAGTGTAATCGTGAAGTTGGTGGTAAGACACTCAAGGATCTGTAATGAAGAACGGTCTCGAATTTATAAAGGAGTGGGGGTTGCTTTTAGTTCCTTTTATAGTTTTAGGTCTATTTTGGCTTGGTATACATTTTACAAACATTCTCTACTAAAGGAAATACAAATGAAAAAGTTTATTCTCGCTCTCGCTCTCGTTTCTGCTCCAGCATTGGCTCAGGATCGTGTAGCGCAATATGACTTTGACAAAGATGGCAAAGTTTCTTTTGAAGATGTGAATCGTTTCTGTACAGTTTCAAAGGCACTCTTTGATCGTGCTGATAAGAACAGTGATGGATTCTTGACCAATGCAGAGATGCAGTCAGCACGCCGTTATCTCTTTTCACGTTGCATGGAAATACCAAAGAACGGCTGATACCTAAATATTGCTACCTTTAAAAAAGGAGTAAGATATGTCTGACGTGAAACAAGTAAAGTGTGGTTGTGGTCGTAGTCCAACAGGTTACTGCGTTGGTCTACATAAAATGACAAATGAACAATATAAGGCTCATCTTGACCAACAGCAGAAATCATTGAACGAACAGACCAAACCACAATTTCTAGTTGATTAATGGTAGTAAACCTTTGACTAAAGGTGTTTCGGACGTGGGTTCGACTCCCACCTTCTCCACCATCGACGGGGAAGAAATGGCTTCGACGGGGCAAGTAATAACCCAAAGGCTACCCGAAAGGTGACGAACGTAATTCGCACAAATCAAGTAAACGCAAACGATGATGTTTACGAAATGGCTCTCGCTGCTTAATTGCAGTATGAGATTACCAGAGTTGACCGCTTGGTAACAGAAAGGTCAGGATGGTGGGCGAAATGCCCACCCTTCTTTATATTATGACACACACAACACACAAAGGAGATATAAAATGACACCATTTGAAATTCGATTAGAATTAGTTAAGTTGGCAAAGGATATGCTTTCTGAGGAATATCATTCCAAAAGAAACATGGTTGAGCAAGAGTGGAACAATGAAGTTGGTGCTGCTATAAATGTTAGCAGAGAACCACCAAAGGCTCCGACTTTGCCAAACTATTTCTCAGAGCATGACGTCATTGCAAAGGCAATTAGCCTCAATGAATTCATTTCTGGAAATAAGCAGTTCCTGTAAGACTCAATAGAGTCAGAGGGTGGTGGTGCGAACCACCACTCTTTTCTTTCCACTGCAATAATGGAGACCTAAACATGAATGCAGTAGATATATTACATCATGTAGAAAAATATTTTGATCGCAATCATAGTTTGTTTTGTATGTGGGGTGGGTTGTTCGCCTTTATCTTTTTTGCAATGTATGTACCATTCAGTATGGTAGATCGTATGCAAAACAAACTTGAAGCACAACAAAATGCTAACGTGCTTCTACATTCCGAAATTGAAACTCTCAATCGCAAAGTTGAGTTTCTAAATCTTTCTTATGAAAGAAAACAAGCAGTCATGAAAGAAGTTGAATGCTTGGCTCGTAACATCTATTACGAAGCAGGATCTGAGCCACGCGCTGGCAAGATTGCCGTTGCTGAAGTCACAATGAATCGTGTAAAAAGTCGACAGTTCCCAAGAACTGTATGCGGTGTTGTCTATCAAAAGACCAAAGGGACTTGTCAATTCTCTTGGGTTTGTGAAGATAAAAAAGGTATTCGCAGTCGTAGTATGTGGCGCGAATCATTGCAGATCGCTGAAAATATTTTGATTTCTAAACAGAAGTACGGTATAATAGGTAACGCATTGTATTTCCATGCAGACTACGTTGATCCTGCATGGTCGAATCAAAAGATTTTGATAAAGCAAATTGGCAATCACATATTTTATCATTGAGGTTTTATGAGAATTATTGAAGACGTGAAGTTAGATTACAAGGATGTTCTCATTACACCTAAACGATCTACTCTTGCTTCGCGCAGTGAAGTTTCTCTTGAGAGAAAATTTAAATTCAAACATGGCGGTGAGTGGTCTGGCGTTCCAATTATTGCTGCTAACATGGATGGAGTTGGCACCTTTGAGATGGCTGAGGAACTCAACAAGCATAAGTGTTTAGTTGCTGTCACCAAACATTATCCTGAACATGATTTGATCAATCATTTCGCATTGAGATTACATAGCAGCATTTATTCCTTGGGTATCTCAGATGCTGATCTGCAGAAGTTCGATAATGTCTACTACTCTGCTGTTCTTCATCAAACTATGAAAGTTTGTGTTGATGTTGCGAATGGATATACACAAGCATTTGTTGATTTCGTTTCACGATTTCGCGACAAGTATCCATCAGCAATACTGATGGCTGGTAATGTTGTCACACCAGAAATGACAGAGGAATTAATTCTATCTGGTGTCGACATCGTGAAAGTTGGCATTGGTCCTGGCTCTGTGTGCACAACACGCAAGATGACGGGGATCGGCTACCCGCAGTTGAGTGCAGTAATTGAATGCGCTGACGCTGCTCATGGTCTCAAGGGTCATATCATAGCGGATGGAGGGTGTTCCGTTCCTGGAGACATTGTGAAAGCATTTGCTGCGGGTGCCGATTTTGTGATGCTTGGTGGAATGTTGGCTGGTCACAAGGAAGGTGGCGCATCTTCATTCGGTGACAATAAGTTCTATGGTATGAGTTCAGATACCGCCATGGATCTTCATAATGGTGGTGTGGCTAACTATCGAGCAAGCGAAGGTAAGACAGTTGAGATTCCATATCGTGGAGAAGTAAGCAGAACACTACAAGATATTCTTGGTGGTCTGCGTTCGGCATGTACTTATGTTGGAGCGAGTGAATTGAAAGAGTTGAGTAAGCGAACTACCTTTGTTCGTGTTACACAACAATTGAATAATTCCTTGAGTGCTTATGAGATCTAACATGGCAAATCGCGAAGAAAAAAATAAATTTTCCATGATGATCATGAATATGGCAATTGATGAAAGAATTGATCATATGGATGCAATCGCCACATACTGCGAGCGTAATAATCTCGAGATTGAAGTTGCTGCGACGCTTATCAATGAAGCCCTCAAAAGTATAATTGAAGGTGAGGCAATGGAATTGCGTTTTCTCCCACGAGGTAGTAGATTGCCTTTATGAATGGATATGATCTGTACGGATTGTATCAAGCAATAAAACTGCACTTCACATCCGAGACATACAATTTTTTTCAATACGACGGCAAGACAAGGATATCAGTCGATGCGTTTCAGAAACGTCGTGACAAGTTTTTGTTCCACCGTCTTGCGCGCAAGTATCGCGACGATGAGATGATTCCATTTTTGGTTGCTAATTTTGTACACAGTGATGATAAATTCACCAAAACTCTTTTGGAAGAAGAATCAGAGGAAATCTTCAGAAACTGGAAAAAAATAACTGATTCTATGAGTAAAGTTTACCAAGAAGACCTTATTCATATATGTCCAGATGCAACCCAATTTAACGATTTATTCAAGGTTATTGATGGGCAATTCCCAAAACTTTTAAACCTTTATATGCAGAAAGAAGTTACCGTTGAAACAATGGTAATTTTAAATAACCTTTTTAATTATATTGCAATCTGGGATAAAAAAATATCTGATGATATTATATACCCAAAAATATCTCGCAAGATTCGGAAGTATGGTGCCTTTCTTTCTGTTAACACAGAAAAATATAAGGAGTTGACGAAAAATTTGTATAAATAGAAGTGCAGGTCGCGATGCTGGAAACATCCACCTGCTCTAATGCTAAAGAGGAGCACCAGCATGTCTATTTATTACATCTACGCATACATTCGTTCATCGGATGGAACCCCATATTATATCGGCAAAGGATCGGGCAATCGTGCTTGGTCGAATCATGGTGTAAATTTACCAAAAGATTATTCTAGAATAATAATTATGGAATCTGGTTTAACTGAACTCGGTGCATTTGCTTTAGAACGAAGATATATCAGATGGTATGGGCGCAAAAACAATGGAACTGGTATTCTTCGAAATATGACTGATGGTGGCGAAGGAACTAGTGGATGCATATACACAGAAGAATCAAGAAACAAAATTGCTGCAGCAAATAGAAAGCGTAAACAATCTGAAGAAACTCGTAAAAAAATCAGTGAAGCAAGAAAAAAACAATCAGCACCGTTCCAAGGAAAAACTCATTCTATCGATTCTAAGATTAAAATAGGTAATTCTTGCAGTCAGCGAATGAGGGGGAAGGAAAAAACCGAAGAACACAAACGCAAAATTGGTGAAGTCATGAAAATTGTTAGGAAACAAAAGGCTTTACTTTTGAAACAGAATACTATATAATTATATTATGATGAGACAAGTGAAACATCATGCAAAAAGTGGACAAGTCGATATACAATTTATACAACGCAATACGGAGTAATACATATGACGCTATCTAGTCTAAAGAAGGGTTCATCCCTTGATAAGTTGAAGAAGGCAGTCGAAGCCTCTTCAGCAGGTGCTGGTGCCAAGAGTTCTGATGATCGTTTTTGGCAACCAGAAGTAGATTCTGCTGGCAACGGATACGCAGTTATCCGCTTCCTCGATACACCAGCAGTTGACGGTGAAGATGGTCTTCCTTGGGTACAAATCTGGAATCATGGTTTTCAAGGTCCAGGTGGTTGGTACATCGAGAACTCTCTCACCACTCTCGGCAAAACTGATCCTGTTTCTGAATACAACACTGTTCTTTGGAACAGCGGCATCGAAGCCAACAAGGAAATCGCACGTAAGCAAAAGCGTAGGCTGACTTACATTGCAAATATTCTTGTGGTCTCTGATCCGAAGCGTCCTCAGAATGAAGGTAAGGTTTTCCTTTACAAATTTGGCAAGAAGATTTTTGATAAGATCAAAGAAAAACTTGAGCCGCAGTTCGAGGATGAGAAGCCATTGAATCCTTTCGATTTTTGGAAGGGTGCAAACTTTAAGGTCAAGATTCGTAACGTCGAAGGCTATCGCAACTATGACAAGTCGGAGTTTGATACTGCCGCTGCATTGTTCGAAGGTGATGATGCGAAGATTGAAAAGGTTTGGAAGTCTGCATATTCACTCAAGGATTTTTTGAAGCCTGAAAACTTCAAGTCCTATGATGAACTCAAGGCAAAGTTGAACAAGGTGCTAGGTGCTGGTGGTGTTGCTGGTGCAACAGCCAAGCAAGTTGAAGAAGAGGAAGCCGCTGCTCCTGTGATTCGCTCTGCTCCTGCCAAGAAAGTCACTGCTGAAGATGTCAGTGCTGACGATGATGACATGGCATTTTTTGAAAAACTTGCCGCTGAGTAAATTCAGTTAGAAAACCGTAGATGTTTTCAGGCGCACTTCGGTGCGCCTTTTTTTTACATCACACCAACAGAAGTAAATGCCGACGGGTGCGAGAAGTCGCGAGCAAGAGCACGATTGAACGAATTATCATTTGAGCGTGCAGATGCTTTCGGTAAATTTTGTTTCGGTGGCGTCGTTGGTTGCTGAGATCCGCCACCAGAATTATTCACAACAACTGGTGCTGGTGCTGCTTGCATTGCTATTTGATTTGCTGCTTGTTGCGTAGACTGTTGTGTTGCTATAGCACCAAGAGTATCTTGCGTTGGTGTAATTGTTGGACCGTATGATTGTTTTGCGGCGACCATCGGCTTTGAGTCAACTGCAGTTCCATCTGACATTGTTGCTAGTGGATCAGAAGATGCTACAGACGGAGTTGCTGCTGGTGCAGATGCACCTTTACTAGATGCATCAGCTGCTTGCATTGTCCCAGCTGGTGGTGCACTACCACCACCGCCGCCACCAACTTTAGCATCTTGACCCTGCGCAGCCAATGATGGTTCTGGCTCAGGACCACCAGCTGCAGCTGGTGTTGCTTCTGGACCTGCTTTCAATGCATTTGGATCTTTCATATAAGATGCGAATAACGATTCTCTATGAGATAACCCAATAGATCCACCATTGATTGCTTTAGTTGCTTTAGCAGTGTCTTCACCAGGAATTCCTTTATCCATGACATTCTTTTTATAAAATGCAGCTGCGATATCTGCAGCTGTCCCTAAACTGCCAGCCATATCAGGATTGCTGACTAGATCAACTCCAGCAAGCTGACCGAATCGCTTGTAGTTGTCTTTGCCTGTTAATTGAATTAATCCGCGACCACGATATTTGTATCCATCACCCGACTCTGGTGGTCCATTACCCATACGATTTGCGTAAACTCTATTAGCAATAGCAATAGGCGAATATTCTTCAAGTGCAGCGATTGCGGGATCTTTATAATACTTTGGAAATATCTCCATCAATCGTTTTGCAGAATAACGAAGATTTTCTTCTACAGTTTTAAATCCACCAGACTCATGATCGAGCTGTGCCATAAATTGCGCTAAATGTGGACCAGTAATTCCATATTTTGCTGCTGATGCAAGCGCAGCATTTTTAGCAGCGCCAGAATCAACTTTACCTCTTTTTGCAGCTGCAGGTCCTAAACGTCTAGTTGGTCCGCTACTCGTTGCGACTGGTGATGCTGATGGCGCTGATGTTGCTGCTCCACCACCTGCTGCCATTGCTGGTTCTTTTGCTGCTTGAATTGCTGCAGCAGGTCCCGTCGGTGGCGGTGGCGCTGCAGCACCACCTGATGATGCAGTAGCAGTCATTCCCGCAGCTGTTCCAGCAGCACCTGCAGTAGCAGCACCTGCTACAGTTTGCGGTTGTCCAGATAACATATTTCTCAGACCTTCGCTGCCAGCACCACTCATTGTTGCGCTTATACGTTCGGTCTCAACACCACCACCGCCACCAACAGGAGCGGTAGGCTTAGATTTTTTCCAATTAGATGGCGGATTACTGAGAATCTCATTTACTTGATTACGATATTCTTCTGGAACTTGCTGTATAGTTTGTTTACCAATAAACACACTGTATGCATAATCTTTAGCAAGTTTACTTGGAGTATTTGCTGCTAATTCTTTTTCGGCATCGCTCAATGCAGAAAATTCTTTCCATAATTGATAGATATCGTAAGCAGTGCTCAAGGCAAAACCAATTGATACTGCAGCTGCAACCCAACCAGCAATAGGAATAGTCGCTAAAGCACCTGCTGATGCCAAACGAGCTCCTATCTTTAACATTAATTTTGGTGCACGTTTTTCTAGAAACTTTACAAACAAACCCCATACTTTATTTGTTGCAGCTTTTGCTACTTTTTTAACAGGTGCAGCTTTTTTTGATGCTACTGCAGTAACTTTCTTTACTGGCGCAGTTTTTGCAATTTTTTCTGCCACCTTAACGCCAGTATATGCTCCAATACCAGCTCCAGCAACACTAGCAACCTCAGCACCTGCTTGCATAGCAACATCTTTTTTCTGTAATCCGATTTGCGTTTTGAGCGCTTCAGTGTATTCAGTGCCGCCAGCTTCTCGAGCAGCAATGGCTTCTTGTTTTAATGCTTCTGGGTCATAAGTATTAATATCCTTATCTCTAAATGCATCAACTGCCTTGTAAGCCAAGTAACCACCAGCTGCTGCACCCAATCCACCTGCTAGCAGCTTTCCTGCGCCAAATTCACCACTTTTGGCAAATCTTCCTTTCGCATCACGTGGTTGATCTACACCAAAACGACTTCTGTTTGCCGCTAATGTTCTTGCTAATTTTTTTGAAGATGTGTCTTTAGTTGTTGGACCTTTAGTTGTCAATTTTCTGGTCGGCGTCTTTGTTTTTGGTCCACGTCTCCCAAGAAGACCGCCGCCTAATCCAAGTAGATCGCCTAATCCAAATCCAAAACCACCGCCGCCTCCCTCAATTTGATCAAGCAATTCATCAAGTTTTTCATGAACTGTTTTTCCAGTATTATCTTCGCCAACTATTTCAACTATTTTTTCGCGTAAGAGTGTTAATGGATCTTCATCTGCACCAATGGCTTTTGTCAAGCGATCGCTTCTTTCTTTTCTCTTTGTTGCTTCATCTTCTGATGCAAATCGACCAGTGCGAACATTACGAATTCCACCCATTGCACCAATTCGCTCATCAAAATAGTAACCTTTCTTTAGAGAGATTTGTTCTGATTTGGGTGTTGAAATCTCAGAAGGTTGTATTGGCATTCTTTTTCTGCCAACCAAATTGCTTATATCTTTAATTTGTTTAGTCTTTAACGAGCTCTTATCTTTCGATTTATTTTGAAATTTCTTTAAAAATTTTTCAGCAGACTCAACTTTTGAAGGATCTTCTTTAGCAAAAATATTCGCCAATGCCTGACCAACTTCATCGCTAAAAATACCCATCAACAAACCAGATTGTAGTCCTTTTGTCTTTTTTCTGGCTGTGTAAAATAGATCACGAACCTCAGCTTCGCGTTTTTTGGCTTCTTGTGGATCGGTAACACCTTTTGTTTCCGATTTAATTGCCCTTTCTAATTCTGTTAGACCAACTTCAAGTTTCTTTTTTGCCTTAGAAACTCTTCCGCTGACTTTCATTGTTGCCATTTATTATGACCTTCTTCTCTGTAACATTGCCAGTTTCATCTGTTCATTTTGTTCTTTGATGAACGAAACTAACATAGAAACGTAAATCCGTTTTTCCCATGGTATTAAATTATCCAATTCAGTCAATGAATACTTGTGATGATGCATTAGCGTAAAATTTGTTTCAAAATAATTTTTCAAAGACTCATAACCAAACATTACTCGAAAAAATTTAGAATGCCCTCCACATTAACATGATGATTATAGCCACATTTTGCACATTGTATATCTTGGTCAAGCACAACAGTTGGTGTCGTCAAAAAGAATAATTTTACTTTTCGTATTTGATCTAAAGTTAAAGATTCAAAAAAGTCTCTTAATTCTTCTTTAGGCGTTTCATCTGCTTTATACAAATCATCGTCATCGTAAATATAATCAACATAATTTACAATTAATTCAAATCCACCATCATCAGTTTCATTTAAAACTTCTGGTGGTAACTGTAGAGTTGGATATTTAAATACAACACCAACTTTATCTGTTAGTCTTACATTTTTATCATGATCCTCTGGAATCTGATACTTAATGTTCTTTAAATGTAAATCAAATTCGGTAATATGTCCGCATGTATTTCCTTCGACGACATTGTCGCAAGTAAAATTCATTTGCACATTTTCGCCGACTGAATTAATTCTTAAATTAATAAAAATCATTTCTATGTCGAATACTGGAAGAGATTCAACGTCAATCTCTTCCATACAGCAATTTTGAATAATCTGTTTCATAGTTTTGAACACATCATTCAAATCATCAGATTCTTTAGCCATTAGAAGAAGTTTTTCTTCTTTCACTAAGAATGGACGAAACTTTAATTTACGATCAATAGAATTTAATTGAACTTCAAACACAGGATGATCAAGTTTTGGCAAAGGCATAATTTACTCCATATTAAGATTATCTTCCACCAGGTCTTAAACCTGCAGCAAATAGACCAAGCAATGGTGGTGATGTTATTGGTTTAATTCCAGATGTTCGACTACCACTTCCAGGTTTAAATGAATTTCCACCAGCACCTTGTGGGTTTGTGGGTTGCGCTGGCGTAGCAGGTTTAGTTGGTGCTCCAGCGGCGGTTTGTTGATTCAATCCAAATTTTTCAGTATTATTTGTTGACCAATAGTCATACTTAAAGGTGACTGACAGTTTATGAATACCATCATCACCCCAATTTAGTGTGAGTGGAGATAATGTTATTGGAAATGCGTTCCACAAAGAAACAATGTATGATGGTTCACCAGTCTCATAAAACTGTGTGACATTAATTTTAGCAACATATTCGTTTTTATAACGCAATTCATATCTATTAATTGGTACTATTAGATTCATCCAGTAATCAAATAGTTTCTTTTCCCATAAATCGCCTGCACATATGAAGGTAAGCGTAACATCATTAAATGAGGCGAAAGAAGCTGCAGGTGCAGGAACACCATATATCTTAGCATCTACTGTGTTGATATTGTATCCTGGAAGTTCTGCAGCTTCACATTGAAATCTCAGTTCTTTAAAATCAACATCACTTGCTACAAAACCAGATGGCTTCGAGATTTCAACATGAAATTTAGAAACCTTTGCAAAGTCTTTGTGTTTTGCAAAATTACTTAAAAAGTCATCTGGTTTAAACATTAGGTCTTATACACCATTTTTTGTACAGGTAGGAAGATTGCAGTCTCCCAGTTATCGGGTTCAATATAGATAATCGAAGACATAATATGAGAAAACAGATATCGCTTAACACAAGGTTCAATAAGTTTGTATCTTCGCGATTTAGATAATAAACTATAAGCCAAATTAAATCTTGTGGTATTGTTATATTTATCGTTGTTTATGAAATCATGTAGTCTGTCAAGCAGAGCCAAACGATTATATGGATCAAGATAGTGTAAATTTAATCCTGAAAAACCATCTGAATAGATATCCATTGGTATAACTAACGGATACATATCCCAGACTGGCAAGGTATCCTTGTATTTCGGATCATATTTGTATATGAACATTCTTCCTATAAACACATTAGATGAAATACGATTTGGATCATTTAGAATATTACTACGATTTGTCGGAATGCGCGTTTTAGAAATTTTATCTAACAACCAAGATCTGGCTGTATCTGTTCTTGGTCGAATGCCAGCGGCATTCATCTGTTTATTGAATTTATCAAATAGCGATGGCATTAGATTCCTAGTTCTTCCTCAGTTATAATCATAAACTTCCATCTACGATCTTTGCAATACTCATCAGCTGCCTTCCATTTTGCTTCGTTAATACCATATGTTGTAACTTCTCGAATATATCGTTTGGTAACTTTCTTTTGAATTTTGGGCGGAACAGACTGACTTTTAGGTTTTACTTCAAGAATCATAGACTCGGTTAATCCAGTTTTATTTCGTATTCTTACAAAAAAGTCTGGAAAGTAACGATGCCATTTTCCATCAACTGGGGATAAATATGGTATAACTATTTCCTCATTCGACCAACCAATTACATTCGGATTGCCATCTAGGTGCACCATTACTCGGCGTTCCCATAACGATCTGTACCAGATGTTTGTTGGATCACCTAAATATTTATTGGTATTTTTAGGACTAAATTTACCATTATAAGCCATCAGTTATTTATAGGACCATTCATGGCAATCGTCAACAGCCCTCTTCGCAATCAAATTATGAGCGATCCGAAGGTCGTCAAAAATCCCCAATCCAATGCGAATAAAAATCCTAGTGGACCGCAAGCAAAATTGAGCAGTAGCCCCTATAACGTACAGGATTTAAGATTTCCTAAAGAAGTTGCAATCAATGCAAAGAATAAACATTGGATAAGATTTACGCCTACAATTCAACAAGCAGGTTCATATAAAACCAGTTTTGCTAATGGCGGATTAGGTTCTGCTGATGCAAACAGAGCAGAATTTGGCGGGCAACTAGGTTCTGGTGCCGATCCATTGAGTGCTGGTGCTGCATTAGCAGGTTTAGGTGCTATTGGTATTGCCGAAGGTGCCGTTACTGGCGATTTTGGTAAAGGTGGTGACATTTTAAAGAATGCATTGAGTAAAAGTAAATTAGGATTAGGAAAGGCAATTGGATTAGGATTATCCGTCGTTGGCTCTTTAGCAGTTACAGGTGCAGTTGTTGCTGGAATAGATCTAACTCGTAAGACGCGCCGAGCTGCATCTTATATCTCGCTCTATATGCCAGACACAATAAATGTGACTGTTGTAAATGACTATGACCAATTAAGTTTAACTCAAGCATTAGGAAAGGCAGGTTTGGCAGCTCAATCTGGTGCAGAAATAGTTGGCGGAGAACTGAAAGCAGCTGGTGGCGGCGCAGGACCAGGAACAGCTGAAATTGGTGGGTTTTTGGCAGAAAAAACTGGTAATTTTGGTTCAGGAATTACTGACGCACTATTATTTTCAGCTGGCTATGCACAAAACCCACAAATTGAACTACTTTTTAAGTCTATTCAAAATCGTGAATTTCTTTTCGATTTTAAATTCGTCCCAAAAACACAAGACGAATCTGTCGCAATTATAAACATCATTAAGGCATTTCGATATCATGCCGCACCAGAAATTCCAACGATAGGCGGTGGTAGATATTTCGTGCCACCAGATGAATTTGATATTCAATTTATGTATGGCGACTCTGAGAATAGAAATATACCAAAAGTTTCAACTTGTGTATTGCAAGGTATTGATGTAAACTATGCTTCTGCTGGTCAATGGACAACCTTCGCAAATGGTATGCCTGTTGAGATTGCTATGCAACTTCGATTTAAAGAAGTCGAGATTATGCACAAGAAACTTATCGAGAAGGGATACTGATGAAATATTTTGAGAGTTTTTCAAAATTAGTCTACACCTTCGGGCAAGATAATTTTAATCAACAGTTGGTTACAAATATTTTTGCTCGATCTAACTTTTTGCGTGAAGTTGCAAATAATGTTGACATTGCTTATGAATATCAAGTTCAAGATTCAGACACACCTGAGATTATCGCACATAAAGTTTATGGCGATGCATATAGAAGCTGGATAGTTTTGCTGTACAACAAAATTATTAATCCTTACTATGATTGGCCAATGAAAAATGATGTTCTAGAGACGTATGTTGCAAACAAATACCACATAACATTAGAGCAATCAAAATCTACAATTCATCATTACGAGAAAGAAATAGAACAAACGGCAACTTATGGCGGTGTTGTGTTAGATAAAAATACAACAACCTATACAATATCTACATACGATTATAATCAAAATACTGGATCATTGGTATTAAACACATTACCAAATACAGCAGATACTTATGTAACTATAAGTACCGAAACATTTAATTATAACACATATATTTTAACTGTTACTACTAATCATAAAGCAGTATCAAATTTTACTTATGAATTTAATGAAAATGAAAAACGAAGAAAAATAAAGTTACTGGAAGATATCTACGTTGCTCAAATTGAACAAGAATTTAAAGAGATTATGAGAGATGGCTAACGGACCAGTAAGTTCCAAACAATCGTCCATACAAAAACTTAATCTGATTAATTCTGGTGGGCAAAGCATAAATCTTGCTGAAATATATGTTCAATTGCAAATCTACCAAGATATATTTGCGCAATGTATGTCAGGTAAATTGTTGGTGGTCGATTCAAAAGAAACATTCACAAATTTTTATCTCTGCGGTAATGAATATTTACATGTTGTTCTTGACAAACCTGGATTAAATCGACCTTTTGAAAGAATCTTTAGAGTGTATAAAGTTGCAGATAGAAAAGCAACTTCTAATTCTGGTCAGATGTATGATGTTTATTTTTGTTCAGATGAATTTATTTCTTCAAATTCTATGCTTGTAAGTAAATCATATAAATCTACTAAAATTAAAGATGTAGTTCTAGATATTTTAAGCAAAGAACTTAAAGTAGAGTCTAATCGTATTGCTAAATTAGAAGACACGCAAGGAAATTTTGATTTTATTATTCCAGCATATCGTCCATTTGAAGCAATACAATGGGCAACGGCTCGCGGTTATGCTCAAGATAAATTTTGTTATATGTTTTTTGAAAATAAAGATGGCTTTCAATTAACATCATTACAAACAATGATGAAGCAAAAACCATATAAAAAAATAAAGTATGAAGTTAAGTTGTCGGATAGCGATCCATCATTGAATAAAGACTCAATGGACGACTTTGAGATTATAAATGACTTTGATATGATCACTTCAATGACAAATGGATCGTTCGCCTCAAGATTGCTTACTATTGACTTATTTTCTCAGAAACATGAGACTCTTGATTATAGTTTAGAAGTTGCTGAAGCCAAGAAAAATCTACTAAACAAATTTAAACCTGTTAATAGTTTTAAAAATTCTAAAGATCAAACTCTTTTTACTGCCTATAATTCGTTTTTTAGAACTTATTTGACGATAAACGACACAAAATCAGAAAAAAGTAACGATATTAAATTTTGGTTACTACCAAGAGCATTACATATGTCTCTTTTAAATCATTTTCGCATTAAAGTTACGCTTCCTGGTGACACGGAAATGAAGGCAGGAGACGTTGTTGAGGTCGAATTTCCACTTTTTGAAGGAAAACAGAGTGGTGGAAGAAGTTTGAATAAAAAATTATCTGGAAAGTACATTGTTTCTGCTGTAAACTATAAAATTATTCGTGAGGAAAACTCATTTGAGTGTGTTGCTGAACTTGCAACTGATTCTTTCTCTGAACCACTACCAGCAGCCAAAGATGGATTGAATAAATTGGCTAAAAAGGGTAAATAATGCCTGGTGCAATTAAAAATTTTATAGGATTAGAAGGATTTATATGGTGGATCGGCGTTGTTGAAGATCGCCAGGATCCAGAACAACTTGGTCGCGTCCGTGTTCGTTGTTTTGGATTTCACTCAGATGACAAATCATTAATTCCGACTGATTCATTACCATGGGCACATCCAATTTTACCAATTAATGCTCCTAATGTGTATACACCGAAAGAAGGAGACATGGTTTTTGGATTTTTTGTCGATGGAACGAATGCTCAGAATCCTGCTATTCTTGGAATTTTCCCAGGCAAACCCGAAGAAAAACCAAAGTATGAAAGAGGATTCTCTGATCCAGGAAATACGCTTTCTGGTCGTCCTAAAAAACCAGATGATGATTCTGACAAGTATCCAAAGAGTAAATATTTAAAAGAACCAACGCTCAACAGATTATCTCGCGGTAAAGTTGATAGTACAATTATAGCAACTCGAAAGAAAAATCTAAAAAAGAATGTAAAGTCTGCTGGTGGTGTTAATTGGAGCGAACCTGCGCCATCTTTTAAACCAAAATACCCATACAACAATGCTCTTGAATCTGAATCGGGGCATGCACTAGAATTTGATGATACACCTGGTAATGAGCGCGTACATTTGGCTCATCGTAAGGGTGCATACATGGAATATGATAAAGATGGCTCTAAAATTCAGAGAGTTCAGAAAGATAATTATTCTGTGATTATGGGCGATGACTTTATTTACATCAAAGGCAAAGCTGCAATTACAGTTGATGGTAATTTTAATCTTAAAACAAAAACAATTAACATTGAAGCATCTGAGATTAACATGGCAGCTGATGGTGCCGTTAAAATCAAAGGCAGCTCGGTTAAAATTGAATCAACAGGTGGAATGGACCTCAAAGCTGGCGGCGGTGGTAAATTTACAGCTGGTGGGCGACTAGATTTGAAGGGTGCCACAGCTGGTCTTGGTGGTGCTACGGTTGATATCCCAGCTGGAAAGGTAAATATCCAAAGCGGATCAGTGAAATCAGCTTCTGGCACTGGATTGAAGGGTGGTGGATCAACACCATCATCAGAAGATGTACAAGAATCCGCAAGTGATGCAGCTGCACTGGCAGCAAACCCAGCTGCGAAAGCAAATTCTGTTTCAGCTGGCGCTGATTCATTGCAGGAAGTTAAAGTTACATCTAAGAAAGTTGAAGTTCCAAAGGGTCAATCAGTTCTCGGAAAAATTGCTGGCGGTATCACATCAACCATCAGTGGTGTGGCTCAATCTCTTGGCGCTGCCGCTGATGGTATCATTAAAGATTTTGCTAACAAACTGCCAATAGGAGAATTGGCAGGTAAAGTTGATGGGTTTGGTATCGCTATTAATAATAATGTAGCTGATATTATCTCATTAGCGAGAGATCCTAAGCAGTTCCTTTTGAATAGGATAGATCAAGTTTCCCAGCTGGCGTTTAATAACAATGTGGAATTTAAGTTTGACCGTACAATTCAAAATGAAATTTTGACAACAGTTTATAACATTGCACAAAATCAACTAACAAATGTGATCGCTAAACACACTTATCCTAAAACGGAAACTATTCAGATCGACAATGTTCCATCATATGCTGCGAACCCAGAAGTTTTTGAGCGATTTGAGGCTCAAACTGATGAAGCTGAACAAAACCAAGAAGTGCTTGATATATTAAAGTCTATTAATGGGGGTCAGTCATAATGGCATTAACAGAAGCAAAAGCAAAAATTATTGCTAAAATCGAGGCTAAACTTTTAGATAAAATCAATGACATTAAAACGAACGGTGGAACTAATCTGCAGCAAATAAAGACGGTCACAGTTGGTGGATTGCCTGTAGCAATTAGAACGGGTGGTGCAGGAGCTCTTGGTGGTGCGCTTGGAAAAATTGCATCTGTTGTTCAAGAAGCTGGGTCTATTGCCTCATTAGTCCAAAATCCTGTTGGATTGGCGCAATCCGCCATTGGAAGTGCTGTGAGTGGTGTAAGTGGTAAATTGGGTGACATTACAGGTAAACTTACTGGTGGTCAGTTATCTAATATAACAAACGCCATATCTCAAGTTACGACAAAACTAGGCGATCTTCAGGCTCATACATCTAATCTTTCTGGCTTATCCTCTGCGATAAATGATGCCGTACCAGATTTTAAGAAACTACAGAATGTCGGTGAGATGTTAAATGGATTGGGCTCTGACACTACCAAAGGGTTTCTTGCTAATACCGCAGGCGCTCTTAAATCAGGCGACACTCTTAACACAATTAAAGATAAACTAAACATAAGCGTTCAGTCTAAAATGGATCAGATTTTAAGATTAGATTCCGGAACAATATCTGGGCAGACTGCGATAGCAACTATTGTAACGGATATTAATGAACTACTAAATAATCAAGCAAATGTTATGAATGACATTGTTGAAATAGATACAAATAATTTTAATGAGGCTTCTAATAATTTAACGGCATCTTCCGATGTTATAGGTCTAACAGACGAATACAATGACCCAGATAGCGTAACTTATTCTATGTTTGTTGATCTTGGTGTCGCCAAAGAATCTACGTTAACAGCATTTGACAATGCCGTAGAGCAATCTGAGCAGGAATTTGAGGGATAGTAAATGAGTTTGGTCGCTCGAAAATACACAGATTTTGACTTAAATTTCGGAATTCATCCAGTCACAAAGGATATTTTAAAAAAGAAAGACGAGAACTCTATTGCGCAATCAATTAAAACACTGCTCCTCACTTCGCATTATGAAAGACCATTTAATCCAGATTTAGGTTCAAATCTAAAGAGATTTTTGTTTGAGCCAATAGATGATGTAACTACAACACTCATCCGTGATTCAATATTTGAAACATTAAAAAACTATGAGCCAAGAATAACTATTGAGGAAATAACTGCAACACCTAATTTTGATCTTGATCAATATGATGTTACAATAACTTTTTTTATAAAAAATGTTTTAGATCCAATAACAATCTCATTTTTCTTGGAGCGAATAAGATAACAAATGGCAAACCAAGACGCTAAACTCAAAGTTGCTGAACTCGACTTTGATACAATTAAAGATAATTTAAAGAATTTTCTAAAATCGCAATCAGAATTCAGCGATTATAATTTTGAAGGATCGGGTTTATCCGTCCTTCTAGATATTCTTGCATACAACACACATTACATGGGATATTATCTTAATATGGTATCTAATGAAATGTTTATTGATACCGCTTTAAGTCGCTCTTCGGTTGTCTCGCATGCAAAATTATTGGGTTATACTCCTAGATCAACTGTTGCCTCTCGCGCCACAATTAATGTTTCATTTACACCTGTAACGAGTGACGCTAACAGCACAGTTGTCATTCCTAGATTTACAAGATTTTTATCTGAGTCAAAAGATGGGACCAATTTCGTATTTGTAAATCCATCTTCTAGAACAATCACAAAAAATAATAGCACTGGGTTATTTACAACTGAGAATTTAGAGGTAAAGGAAGGACAACCTTTGGCGATTACATTTACATACAGTTCTCAAACAAATCCAAGACAAATATTTGAATTACCTGAGTCTAATATTGACACATCAACAATAGAAGTTCGTGTGCAGGTATCTGCTGAAAATGCTACTCAAAACACTTACATTCTAGCAAGCGACGCTACAGATGTTGATTCAAATGCTTTAGTTTATTATATTGAAGAAAATAAAAACGGCAAATATCAAATTTATTTCGGTGATGGAATTATTGGTAAAAAATTACTAGATGGTAATATTTTAATCGTATCTTATATTTCTTCTTCGGGATTGATTGCTAATGGTCTACAAACATTTAAATTAGTTGATACAATTCTTCCAGGTAGCACAGTATCCATTACGACGAATTCTGCATCAACTTCAGGGGCAGCGGCAGAAGATATAGAAAGTATTCGATTTACAGCGCCAAAAGCATTTATATCACAAAATCGTGCAGTTACTAAAAATGATTATATTGCACTTATTAATCGGGATTATCCGTATTTCCAAGCAGTAAATGTTTGGGGTGGTGAGGAAAATGTGCCACCAGTTTATGGTAAAGTTTATTTTACCGCAAAACCTGTTGGTGGATATGAAATTACATCTACTGAAATTGAGTATGTAAAAAATTCCATTATAAAACCATTTAGTATTTTAACTGTGACGCCTGAGTATGTCTCAGCAGATTATAATTATCTTAATTTAAATGTTAACATTTATTTTGATCCAACTAAAACAACAAAAACGCCTGATGAGATCAGTGCATTAGTGATTGGATCAATTCAAAATTTTGCTAATACAAATTTAAATTCATTTAACTCCACATTCAGAGTCTCCCAATTGTCAAGAGCAATTGATGATTCAGATTTTTCTGTTGTAAGTAATGATCTTGAAGTTGTGCTAGAAAAACGATTTACAGTTGATGTAACAAGATCGGCAACATACACTTTAAATTATGGTGCAGCATTACTGCAGGGAACGACTTCTAAGAAGTTGTATTCTTATCCATCATTTAAATATCTAGACTCTACTGGGATTGCTCGCGACTCTTTCATTGAAGAAGTGTTGCAGTCATATACAGGAATTGATTCTATAGATGTTGTGTTCTCTGGAAGTGAATATGTATCAACACCATCAGTTATTATTGAAGGTGATGGAACTGGGGCAAAAGCAAGAGCACTTATTGTCAACGGTGCATTAAAAAGAATTGAGGTCACTGATCCTGGCAGTGGATACACCTCAGCCTCAGTTTCTATTTCCGGAGGCAGTGGATCGGGAGCAACTGCAAAAGCCAATCTACAAGGACGCCAAGGAAAACTTAGAATTTATTATTATGACGTAAATCAAATTAAAAGAGTCATCACCGAAGATGCAGGCGATGTCGACTATCAAAATGGAGTTGTTGTGCTACGAAATTTTGCACCAACTTCTATTTCTGATCCATTTGGAACGTTGGTGATAAAAGTTGTTCCGTTGAATAAAATATTCAAATCAGAAAAAAATACAATATTAACGCTGGATATTTCCGATCCAACTGCTATCAGCACAAGTATAACATCCGTAGTGTAATATAATGTCAGCAGCAGAAAAAATAGTTTCAGCTTTTATACCATCTCAGCTTCCTGATTTTATAAAAGCAGATAATCCTAAATTCAAAAGATTTTTAGAATTATATTATCAATGGCTTGAACAAAATAATCCTGACGGCATTTCAAATACTGCAGGTAATACAATCTATCATGCAACGCAAATCTCTAGTTATAGAGACATTGATGATACGCCATCTGAATTCATAAAGTATTTCAGAGATGAATTACTGCCGTATGTTCCAGAAAATGCCTCTCTTGATATTCGAAAAATATTAAAAAGCGCAAGAGAATTTTATAGTAAAAAAGGTAGTGATGAGTCAGTAAAGTGGCTCTTTAGAGCATTGTTTAATGAAGATATTGAACTCAATTATCCAAAAGAACAAATTTTAATTACTTCTGATGGTAAATGGAAAAAACCTAAAGCATTTAGAATTACTGTTTCTGAAACTAATAAAACAGTTGATGTTAATTTACTAGAAAAAAGAATTGTCACAGGTAAAAATTCTGGAGCAACTTGTTTTGTAGAATCAGCAAATAGAACTGTAGATGTTGATAGTGGGCGTGAAATTATTGAAATTTACATTTCAAATATTAAAAGATTTTTTGAAAATGGCGAATTTATCATTATTAACTATGTAGACGCGAATGGCGTAGAAAAGGTATTCTCAGAAAAAATTATCGGCACATTATCTAATATTCGTGTTGATTCAAATATTCGAACTGATCCACAACAAAAACGCCGTGGTTTATTGTATAATGTCGGCGATCCAGTAGTAATAACTGGTGGTCTTGCACTTACTGCAGAAGCTGAAGATGCTATAGCAATTGTTGGAAATGTTACTATAGGTTCTATTGAAGAAGTAAATGTGGTGTTTCCTGGGTATGGATACAGAGTTTACCCACCAAACACAGAAGTTCTTGTCTTAAGATCTATTGGCGATGATCCAGCCGCAAATTTAAGCACAGACCTAAGATTACAAGCTCTTAATCTTTCTTCCGTCTCGAGTAACAGTCAACGCACATTCACAGAAAACATTACTTACAGCAAAACAGTAATTGAATTTGCTAAAGATTATGACATTGGTAATGCGAACATAGCAGTCTTTACATTAAATACAAAAAATGCATTATTAAATGTTACAGAAGATGATGCTAATGACGATTTTAATAACTATGAACAAATATGGGCTAATGGTAACAACTTTAGTGATGCATTATTTACTGCAAAAATAGCAACACCAAATGGCGGTGATGGCGGACCATTTGGATCTGGTGGTGCGGCATACACAGGTGGATTAATCATTTATGACATTGCGAATACTGGCGCACTTTCAACAGTATTGACAGGCGCATCAATTTATACTAAAAATACTTCTAAAGAATTTGTATTTAATTCAATCACAACATACCCATTACCTGCTAATGCTAATGCAAAATTAATCCAGTTTTTTGATTACGAAACTGTTGAAACTGGTGGCGTGGCATTAATTTCAGTTATAAACGGCGGATTTGGTTTTAGATCAGAACCACTTCTTGATGTGGTTTCTCATTATGATACAAATCTATCTGATAACTATGATTATGAAATAGAAGCCGAACGTAATAATAAAAGGCAGTACTGGCAAACATTCAAGGATTTAGGTCAAGTTGCTCACGTTTACATCAATAATCCAGGAATTGGATATTCAAATTCAGATACAATTTCGTTTGTCGGACGTGGTTATGGTGGTAATGCATCGATCACTGTAAATGGATCAGGTTCAATTATTAACGTCAGTATTTTAGATAGAGGCGAAGGTCACACTGTCAGACCGAATTGCCAAATTACAACAGCAGGTGGCACTGGTGCATCGTTAACTGCATTTTTATTTGGAGACGGATTTGATTATACAATTGAAACAAATGCGATCGGAAGAGTTCAAAATTTACGTTTATTATATCGCGGATTCGATTATACCGCTGTACCAAATACGTCATTAAAAGTCGTGGATACAGTAATCACAGCCATCCCAGAAAATGAAGGATTTGTTGAACAAGAATACGTTTACCAAGGTGCGTCTTTCGCTGCATCTACATTTAGAGCGAATGTTAAATCATACACCAGATCTACAAATGTTCTAAGACTTTATGATTATTCTGGCACTATTAATACAACTGTTCCGATTATAAGTGCTAATGGGGTCACATGTAACGTAAATACGTCGGCACATGTTCCAGCGCCAGCGCAATACCCAGCAGCAGCAATTGCAAGTGGATTGGTAAATCCAATGTATTATGGTAATGGGCGCGCTAAAGCAAATGCTCAATTCGCTAATGGCTTGATAGAATTTAATGGATTCTATCTAAATTCAGATGGATTCCCAAGTTCAGATAAAAGATTGCAAGACGATACAATATATCACAATTTCTCATACATTGTTCAGTCAGAAAAGAGTCTTTCGGAATTTGAAATTCCATTAAGGAACATTGCACACCCAGCAGGTTTAGAACTACTGGCAAGAACAGTATTAAAATCATCTTCTTCTACAGAAGCAATAAGCAAATCTAATGTAGATCTGATATTGCCAATTAATACTGCATCAACTATCGTGGTTTCAAACACATTCTCAAATGTTGTAACTGGAACTAATACAGCATTCCTTGTTGCATCATATAAGGCTAACGTCGGTGATATGTTTATTCTAGTAGACAACACAAATATACTTAGAACTCAATCTAAGATTATTACAGCTGTTGATAGTAACACGTCTTTAAATGTTGCTGGTGATTTTATATACGTCGGTCAAGGTAAATTAAAAACAAATACGGGAAATACGCACTTTGAGATTTCAAGTAATGTAAATGCTGTAAGCGATTTTGTGGCTACAGGTGACCAAGTTAGAGTCAACATTACTAATGTTCAGCTTGCTGGAACAGTCAATGTCAGCGGAACAATAATTACTGGTAACACTGTTGGTGGAAATACAACATACTTTGTTGGAAATGTTGTTGTGGGAAGCCAAGTTAATGTAAATAATGAAGTTAGAACAGTTACTGTAGTTTCAAATAGCAGTAGTCTAACTGTAAATTCTGCATTCACCAACGCTGCAACTAATAAATACATCAATGCCAATAGCGTTCTACTCAAAACTGTATCTTCAATTTCAGGAAATAGTCTCATTGTAAACACAGCTATCTTTGCGAACGTTACAAATCTGGTATACCAAATAGTACCTGATTATTCAACTTCAGATTACACTTATAAGATAGTAACTCTTACGTCGGAATAAAACATGAAATCTAGCATCACACCATTATTTGCAAAATTTACAGCTGATGATGTAAAGGATCATTTCTCAGAACATTCTAATGTTTTTATTGGAATTGGTAGATCAGCAGCATTCGGAAACACTTCTTCTAATGTTGATGATGTTGTTTTCACGACAAATAAAATAAATGAGCTCTACAGCAATTTAGTTGGAATTAAGAAAATTGCTGCATCTGATATGCAAGTTGTTTTAGCCCGTCGAGATTGGGTTTCTGGCATTGCATATGATGCATATAAAGATGATATTGAACTTTACAATTACAACAAATCTACAAACATTGGTACTGCTAATGCAAATGCCAATACCGTTTTAACTGGCAATGCTAATATTGCAGCATCAAATGTGTTGGTGGGTAATGGCACATCATTCTCCACATTTATTTTTCCTGGCGATCAAATTGCAGTAAATTTATCAACGAAGACTGTTGTTTCTGTAACAAATAATACACATTTAATCGTCAATAGCGCTTTTGCAAATACTAATACAGTTGCAACAATTACGCTCATTGGGAATAGTACAACTGTCGTTGGAAATTCTGCCGCATTTAACTCTACGCTTTCGCCTGGAAATACAATCGTTATTGGAAATGATACTCGAGAAGTTGTTTCATTAAGAAGCAATAAAGTTATTTCCTTAAACACCAGTTTAACATACTCAAATTCTAATGTTTCAGTGTTTAGAAAAGATAATACTTTCCCACTATATGCTAATAATTTTTATGTTAGAAATAGCAGAGATCAAGTATTTAAATGTTTATACAATAATAATTCTGCAACTTCAACAGTAGAACCCACAATTGATATTGATGGTCAATTGCCAGAAAATGCATTTATTTTGACTGGCGATGGATATAAGTGGAAATATTTGTATACAATTCCACCTGGTTTAAAACAAAAATTCTTTACAGATATTTTGATGCCAGTAGCAAATGATGCTGCAGTAATCGCCGCTTCTGAGTCAGGACGCATAGACATTATTAATGTTCTTTGGGGTGGATCTGGGTATTTGAGCGGTGGCAATAGTAACACATCGACTATTCTTTCTGTCACAAATACAGATGGCGCTAATGCTAATTTGGTGGCTAAAGTCTCAAATGGCGAGATTGTGTCTGTATCTATTTTAACTGGCGGAAATAATTATACCAAAGGAACTGTAACTGCAGTTGATACATCAAGGCTTGGAAATACAACCATAGGTGGTACTGTTAACGCCAGTGGTTTAATTATACTTGCAAATGTTGCTAATACGTCTAATCAGGCATTTACTGGTAATGTGTATAAAAACGATCTCATTACTATTTCGGGTCAAACGAGAAACGTCGTTACAGTTGATAGTGCAACACAAATAACAGTAAATACTGCATTTACAGGAACACTAAACACCGCTATCGCTACAATTCAGCGTTCCGATGCAGTCTTTGATATCGAATTTTCATCACCAGGCGGTCATGGCAGTTTCCCAGCTGAGGAGCTTGGAGCGCGTAGTTTGATGATAACTGTAGAATTAGAGGGCGAAGAAACTACTGCTAATCCAACTATTCCCCTTTCAGATAATTTAAATACTTTTGATTTTAATCAAATTTCTTTAATACAAGACCCATTGGTTGCAAATGGGGCTTATGCAGCGAATTTGACCAATTATCGAGTTACAGATAGACTTTTCTTGAGTGATCCAGGTACTACAAATTTTATCGATGATGAAACAGTATTCATTGGAACCTCTTTGGCAACAGCCACAATGGTTGCAAATGTGGCTCACTGGGACTCAGCCGATAATTATCTCGATATAAATAATATAACTGGAACATACTCTCCATCCCAATTAATCAGAGGGGCTGATTCTGGTGCAATTACCACAATATTGGAAATTTCAGAATCACAAATTAAGAAGTTTACGGGTGACGTACTCTATATAAGTAACCGTAAAAATGTAACACGCAACGAAAATCAAGTAGAACAAGTAAAAGTTGTTTTAACATTCTAGGTAGAAAAACATGGAATTTAATGTTGATCCGTATTATGATGATTTTGAGCAAAATGCTAAAGATAATAACTATATGCGCATTATGTTCAAACCTGGAAAGGCTGTACAGGCACGTGAACTTACGCAAATTCAATCTATTCTACAGAATCAAATCAAACAATTCGGCGATCATATCTTTCAAGATGGATCACCAGTTATTGGTGGAAACTTAACTCTAGATAATAAAGTAAAGTACATTAAACTACTTGAGACGTATAATAATCAAGATATTGAAGTTACAAATTTTGTTGGCACAATTATTAGAAATAGCACTGGAACGATTCAGGCTAAAGTTCTAGCAACATATTTCCCTGTTGATGGTATACCAACTCTTATGGTAAAATACCTAACAGGAAATGAGTTTACAGACGGCGATGTCGTCAGAATCATCAATTCTACAACAGAAGCACAATTAGTTGCATCAAATGCTACTGGTACTGGTACAGTTGTGTCCATTAACGAAGGTGTGTTCTATGTTGATGGTTATTTCGTGCAAGTTAATGATCAAACTGCAGTTGCATCTGCGTATGGTACATCAGCAAACGTAAAAGTTGGATTAGAAATAAGCGAGAATATCGTTGACAGCGAAATTGATGCAACTTTATTAGATCCAGCACAAGGATCATTTAACTTCCAAGCTCCTGGCGCCGATCGTTATCAATTTAATTTAACATTATCAACAAGACCATTAGATACGCAAGTTGACGAATCTAAGTTTTTTGAATTGATGAGATTAGAAAATGGCAGTATTACAAAACAAGTAAAATATCCTGTTTATGCCGAACTAGAAAAAACATTAGCTCGTAGAACATTTGATGAATCTGGCGACTACACTGTTCTTCCATTCCGCGCATCAGTTACAGATAGCGCAAGCGGAAATAATTATATTATTGCAATTGAACCAGGTAAGGCATATGTAAAAGGTTTTGAATTTGAAACATTAGCAACTCTGAAATTAGAAGCAGAAAAACCAAGAAGCGCTTCTGATATCAAAGCACTTGTTGATACAGATGTTGATTTATCTTACGGTAATTACATATATGTAACTTCTGTTCGCGGAACAAGTAATGGATTCATAAACATTGCTGGTTTAGAAAAAGTAGACATTCATTTGGCGCAAACCAATAATGTTACTGCAACTGGCACTCATTCCGGAACTGCAAATGCATTCTTCTATGCTAACACCAGAATTGGTACAGCACGAGTTAGAAACTTTATTCGTTATACCCCAGATTCTTTTGGAGTTGATGCTTCAAATGTTGACTCAAATGGCGTCTATAAAGTTTATCTCACAGATATCGATATTGAACCATTAACAGTAAAAGTTAATATTGCATCTTCAAATGCAAACACATTACGATTCAATGACAAAATGTCTCCGAATACGAATGTCTATAGTAATGTTTCAATCACAGTTTTACCAATTCGACTTGATGCGATTGCTAATGTTAACACAGCAAATGTGTTTATTAACTCTTATCGTTTAAATGCCAACTCAGCAGTTGCCAACGTCTTTAACTCCAATGTAAATGTTGGTAGTGTAATTCATGTTGGTAACATGATTAGACAAGTTGTTTCTGTAAATACAACTGGCGATTTTCTTACTGTTAATACTGCATGGGATAGAACAATTGAAGCAACCAACAATTTATCCAATCCATTAGAAGTTTATATTCAAACACCATATCTTCAAAACGTCTCCTCTCAAACTAGAACTATTGAAAGATATGATGGTCCTACTAGAACATTATTTCTAGATTCACCATTTAATAATAATGGTATTGCAGATGCTAATAGCGTTATTTCGTTCAACTATAATTTTGAGCATGCTGAGTCTTTGGTAGCAGGTCCAGCTGTTGGAAATAATTTGGCAAAAGTTGCAAATGCATCAATGAATGTTGCATTGAATTCAAAATATTTGGGTGGTGAAACTGCCGTAGAAGAAAGAATAAAAAATGGATTAATCTTTAAATTACCAGGTAATTATATTAAACGTTCTTCTATTAATAATGCAGATTACAACTCAACAAAATTTTTCTCAAACAGATCAAATAATGGGACAGCAGGTGTATTTGCTATTGCGCAAGGTTCAGGACTCGAATCTTATGAAACCATTCCTTGGACGGATTCAACAAGCGCAATTCAAGATAATTTAATTTTAATTGTTAGAAATAATAACGGAAACACATATTTCCCTAATGGATCCATCGTACAATTAACTTCTGCTAATATTGCGATTGGTTCTCCTGCTATCTCATTAACTGTTAATACAAATGTTCCTGATATAATCAGCGCTGATTTAATAGTAAATGTTAAGCAAAATGATGCAGAAGATTCTATTCGTAATAAGAATTTTATTTCAAATACAACATTTTCTGCAACGTCAAGTTCATTTACTTACCCAACAGCGATAAACGGAAATACAACAGTTACATTACCAGGTTATGGAATTGTTGCAAATATTAATGTTTCTCATGGATTTATTTTCTTAACTGATGCAACTTATAATAGTGTGCGCCCAGGAGATTCTATTGGTCTATTTGTGCCAGATGTTGTAAAAGTTAATAGAATATTGAAGGGTAACACAACGCATCTGCCAGATGCAAATAATTACACAGATATTACTGATCAATTTTATTGCGATTTCGGTCAACGCGATGATATGTATGATCATGCTAAATTGGTTTTAAAAGAGGGATATAATGTTGCTAATGCGAAGATGTTGGTTCATGTTGATTTTTATCAACATGTTTATAACTCATCCAATACATCATTCTTCTCAATAGACTCATATTCGTTGTCTCAATATGAAAATGGGCTTATACCAATTTATGTTTCTCAAGCAGGGCAATTTTTTAATTTACGCGACTGTTTAGACTTCAGACCAACAAGACAACTTGGTAGCGGAACAGGTGCATTTCAAAACCCAAACATAGCTGCGCCAGATGAGATTACTGAACTTTCGCTAGAATATTATCTACCTAGAATCGATAAATTAGTTCTTTCTAAAGATAAAGAATTTAGAATAGTAAAAGGTCGCTCATCACCACAACCTGTTGCTCCAGCAGATCTAGATGATGCAATGACACTTTATACTATTTCATTGCCGCCATATGTTTCAAATATCAAAGAAATTAAACTAAAATATAAAGACAATAGAAGATATACTATGAGGGATATCGCTTCTATTGATAAACGTCTGCAAAAAGTTGAATTTTTTACATCATTGAACAATGTTGAGAATCTAGCGCTAGCAGATCAAACTGAATATGAGGACGGTACAAAGAAAGAAAAATATGGTCTCATCGGCGAAAATTTCAGGAATTTTAATATTGCTGATTTTAGAAATGTTGACTTTAGAGTTTCATTGAATAATGGATTTATGTTACCTGCAGTAGCATCATACCCCGTTGGATTGCAGAATATTGGTAATTCATCCACAAAATTAAACAAACGCACTGTCAGCTTAAATTACACAGAAACACCTGCAATTACACAAGGTTTGTGTTCCGATAAAGCAGTCTCTATTCAACCATTTTTGTTTGGACAATTTAATGGTGTTGTTTCTATTGTTCCAGAAAGTGATTATTGGGTAAACGAGCAACTTAAACCAGAAATTATTAGTGTTCCAGAAAGAATTATTGAACATCATCACTTTACAAGAGAAGTTGTCAGAGAACCTCCAGCCCCAGTAACAATTCAAAACATTGTGCAAACGACCAATGTTACGAATCAATATATTACTACACCAGGCACAAATCCACCTGTACAAAATGTCATTTACAACGTCGTGGTAAATAATCCTCCTCCGCCACCAATTATTGTGCCCCAACCGCAACCACCAGAGCCACCAATACATACTTCGCAACCCGAGCCATGGCCAGAACCGAGGTGGGATGAGCCACCACCATGCCCAGCACCATGGATGAATGTTACACTTTCTGATGGAACAGAAATAAGTGCAGGTGAATTAAAAGTTGGGATGTTTGTGAGTACAATGCACGAAAATACTCTCGAATGGGGTAAACATGAAGTCACACACGTAGAATCAATACAAGATATTGAACGTGTAGAAATTGAATTCGATCATGTGAATTTTGTTTGCTCAAAAGATCACAAGTTCTATGTAAATAATGAGTGGGTGGAAGTTTATAACTTAAAAGCTGGTGATGTTGTTTACAGTCAGCCAGAAAGTTATGAAATTAAATCTATCAAATCTTATGCAACTGGTGAAGTTGTAAGAATCACCGTGAATGATGCGCATACTTATATTTGTGAGGGATTATTGTCACATAATAAAATGCCAGCATTCCCACCTCCAGAATTTTTACCACCTGATCCTCCTCCTCCACCACCACCTCCACCTGTAAATCCTCCGATTCCAGAACCACCACCGATTGTGTATCCACCGCCATTGGATCCACCAATTCCGCCTTACATACCACCACCAGTTGAGGAATTACCTCTGCCACCAGTGGTATTACCAGCTCCACCTCCAACTGAACCGAGTACTCCTCCACCATATAAACCAGTGATCGAAATACCATGGATTATACCGCCAATTACACCAGTCACATTTGGTGGGTTTGATGGCAGCAATTTCTATCCAATAATTATGCCACCATATGATGCACCAACGGCGGCGTTACTGGAGTTGTGGTCAGTGCCACCAGATATTCCAATCTTCACACAACCAATCACTCTTGGTCCAGCACCTTTGAATGAGATTGATTATTCACAACCTGTCATCGATATTTCTGATGTTGCTCGCGATGATTACGTTGGCGGTGGCGGTGGTGGTGGCAGCGGTGGGCGCGGTGATTTCGATTTTGGTATGTTCGAATATGCTGTACATTAAAGATTAATTAGGATAAAAAGATATGCCTACGACTAATTTCGGAAAAGTTGTTGTTGATACAAATATGATCCCATATATTCGATCGAACGAGGTCGAATTTGCAGCGCACAACTTAAAACCATTTAAACTATCTAAATTGTTTTTTGATGATATTGGAATTAATATGTTTTGTCAAGCTGCAAATAGAATGCTTCTTGACTCAAAAAAGGTTATAACTCTTAGCAGAAATAATGCAACTACAGTTACCGCTGATGACATAGTTTACCAAGGCACATCTAATACAGTCAATACATTTAATGGTATTGTTGAATCTTTTTATTCTGCCAATTCTACTATAGTTGTTCGTAGATTAGATGGTGATTTTGATAAAGATGCACAATTGTTTATTGAAAATGTCTCTACAGGTTTCACATATGCTAACTGTAATGTAACATCTTTTGTAAACAAAGACACGTCTGACGTTTTTTATCCTGGAGAAGGGGTTGTTGCAACAGAAAGAAATAATGGTTACGCAACAGTTATTTCAACTTCTGGCGAAAATATTTTATACTTGAATAAAGATTATATCAGTTTGAATGTCACCGCAGTTGGTGCTAATGTTATAACGTCTATGACTAACGACTTTAAAGTCGGTGATATTGTTTATCAAACTTTTGTGGGCGGCGCAAGTGGATCAAAGAGATATGATTATGCAACATTTAGAGGCGTTGTTAAATATTACAACCCACTAGGTGAATCAGGTATGGGATCAATTGCAATTGATCCACTACACGGAAAAATTAATGTAAACGCTGCATCTTCTTCTTCAAATGGATTAGCGTATCTATGGAATACATCTAATCCAACTGCGCAGCCTCTTGGTGTAAAAGCACTTAATCTTGCAGATTTTGCATCAAATTCTAATGTTAGAAGCGTAACCAACTCTACAATTAAAATTAATGTAAGTTCTTATGTTCATCGTTCAGGAGTTGGAACAGGAATTCAAGGAGAAAACACTTCTGTCGTAATTTTAAACTCTGGAAGTGGATTAGCACCAGCAAATGGAAATTTGATTTACTTTGTTGCTGGATCTGGAATCGGCGAAATTCGTAGAGTAGTTGGTCTTTCAGCTAATAGCGTTCCAGGTGCTTTACAATTAAACAGTGCAATAACATTTGTTCCAGACGCAACAACGCATTATTCAATTGGTAATTTTGAAACAGATGCTCATGGTTCATTATCTGGTGTTTATCATATTCCTTCAGTTGCTAACTTTAAATTTAAAACTGGCGAACGTATATTTACAATCACAGATACAGATACTGTAGCTGATCCAGATTACACCATGAGAGCAGCTGCAATTTATTCTGCTGGTGGTATATTGAAATCTACTCAAAGAATTCAAACAACACCTAATTTGCCACCACTACCTGAACTAGATTCTGATGCATTGGTTCGTCCAATGTCGCCAGCGGATAGAACATATAATAGTTCAGTTAATAAATCTCCAGTTACAGGTTCAACTGCATCAACAACACCAAGAGTTCCACTTGGTGATGGATTATCTCAAACATTCTCCACACCAAAACCAGAGGGAAACCAAACAGATTATGGTATCTTCGTTTCTTCAGTAGATTTGTTCTTTAAGAATAAACCAGCTCCTGGTGGATTTTTCAATAACTCAAAATTACAAAAACGAAGTTCAATGCAACTTCCTGTAACAGTTAAAATTGCAGAAGTTCAGAATGGTTACCCAACAAAAAATTATCTTTCGCAAAAAACCATACAAGCAAAAGATGTGAATGTTTCTGATTTACCAAGCACATCAAACTCTGCAACACTTACAAAATTTACATTTGATGATCCTGTGTATCTAGAGCCTTCAAGGGAATATGCAATCACTATTCAATCAGATTCGCCTGATTATGAGCTGTATATTGCTGAATTGGGGCAGGATGTTTTAGGTGCATCTCCACCAAGAAGAATTTCTGAACAACCATATGCTGGTGTGCTGTTCCGTTCACAAAATTCTTCAACATGGTCGCCATATCAAAATCAAGATTTAATGTTTGTAATCAATAAAGCAGTATTTGCGTCAAGCGGAACTGCTACTTTTAATCTTGATGAAACACCTATGGCTAACACTGATGTTGATAGAATCATGTTGGTTTCTACAGACTTAACATTCCCTGCAGCAAATGTTCAATATAGATTAAAAGGTGTATACACATCAAATACTGCATATGAAGCAGGAAGCGGTGTTCCTTTAGTTCCGCATAAACCTATAGAATATGGGTTGTTGGGCGATGCATCAGGAAAAACTGGTGCAGCATTAAATCGTCGTCGTGTTCTTAGAGGAAATGCAAACAGTTATATTCTAACAACAGAATTGTATACATCAAATCCAAATATATCGCCAGTGATTAATTATGATAGACTTGCAGCGCATCTTACAACATTCTACATTAATAATGGTGGATTATCGAATACACTAATATCAATTACAAATCAAGGATCTGGTTATAACGCGATTACTAGCACTGCAACAGCAAATGTTCATGGAAGCACGTTAGATTCATTGAACACATATGCACAATTATATCGTGAAACGTATTTGGCTAACAGCGCAAATATTGGATTTTACAACATTAATGTGTATGGTGGTGGCGGTGTCGGATGCCTTGGATTCGCAGTAGCGAACACCGAAGGAACTAATACTGTAGACTACATTGTGTTGGCGTCTGGTGGTGGTAGTTTTGTTGAGACGCCGAATATTTCTATAGCATCTGGTAATGCTACATCGACCACACAAGCCTATGCAATCATTAATGGCGAGACTGATCAAAGAGGCGGTAATATGATCGCTAGATATATTACGCGAGAAACAGTTCTTGAAGATGGATTTGAATCTGGTGATTTGAGAGTGTTTATGGACGTTATTAGACCTGCTATAACTGATGTGCAAGTTTATTATAAGGTAGTTTCTGCGGATGATGTAGAAACAATTTCAGCAAAAAGATGGCGTCGCATGGGCAAAGTAAATGATGTGTCGTCTAAAGATGGAAGAACATTGATTGGTTTAGAATTCAGACCATCATTGGTTGAAAATAGAATTTCCTATGTTGAAAATGGAAAAAATTATCCTGTTGGTGGTGTATTTAAATCATTTCAAATAAAGGTTTGTTTAATGACTGCAGATCCATCAGTTGTTCCAAAAATTAAAAACCTTCGTATAACTGCAGTTCCTGAGGGTTGATTATGAACGATCGTGCAAAAATTAAAGAAAAGCCAACTCTTATAAAAGATTTAAATAATTTTGCTATTTTAAATACTGATAAAGCTGTTGTGGCTCAACATAGATTAAAAATGGCTGAGCTGGAAAGAAAAAAGAAGATGGAAACAGAAATAAATAACTTAAAGTCAGAAGTTTCCGAAATAAAAAATATGCTCGGCGATGTTTTAAAAGCCGTGAGCCGCGAGAAGTAATAAATGGCAAATTCAACAAATGTTGCAATAATTTCGACAGCAAATACATTTGATCAATGGCGCATTCGCGATAATTTACAAGCGAATGACGTAAATGAAATTGCGCGCGGAAATTTTACAAAACCAACTGGTAATGTTATTATTACAGATGGTTTCTTGCTGCTAGATAAAGCAACTGGAACAACATTAACTGTAGATGCGAATGCTCGAGTCAGTGGATTAATGTCTGTTGACTCAGTCGAAACTGATGATGATGGATATATTTTAGTTCAATCTGGTAATGTTGCAATGAGTAATCGCGCTTCTGGCGCATTATTTCAAGCAAACATTAATGTCAAGTTTGATTCAGCCAATGTTGTTTTCTCAAATTCAAATGTGCATTTTACTAATAGCAGTCAAAATGCTATTTTAAATATCAAACCAAATACAATCTTTCAGACGAATGTCAATGTAGATGGTGTGTTGTATGTTGCAACATCAGCAAATTTATTCATTGCAAATATTACCAATGTACATGCATCAAATATTCGTATAGACAGTGATCCGACTTATTATATTCAGAATGGTAATAGTGTATTCAATGATGTGCAGGTTAGAGGAAATCTAACTGTTCTTGGATCATCGGTTAACGACAGCGACACTCTAGTTTTACGACAAAACGTTGCTAGTGATGGCGATGGCATCTTCAGAATAAAGCGTGGATCTTCTGGTAAAGGTAATGCAGAACTTAAATTTATTGCAGCTTCTGAAGTTTGGCAAGCAACAGCGAATGCCAATGGATCCCCAACACATGTAACAATATTAACCACGCAAAATGTTACAGATTCAGTTGTATCAACAAGTACAGTAAATGCAGCTGCTCCTAATTCTGTAAAAACAGCATATGATCAAGCCACTAATGCACGAGACCAAGCAAACACTGCTCGCGATCAAGCGAATACAGCTCGCGATCAAGCCAACACGGCTCGTGATACTGCCAATGGCGCGTATGGACAAGCGAATGGAGCATACACGCAGGCTAATGGCGCTTATGCGCAAGCCAACGGAGCATATGGACAAGCCAATGGCGCTTATGCACACGCCAACGTCGTATACGCGCAAGCAAATGCAGCATACGATCAAGCAAATGGTGCATATGGACAGGCTAATGGCGCTTATGCGCAAGCCAACGGTGCTTATGCACAAGCGAACAATGCTGCTAATACGGTTGCAACTTTTGCTAATGGCACGCTAGTTTTGGCTGCTAGCAATTTGAACTTTAATAACACAGCCAGCATTGATATTACTATCACAGCGAATGGTGTAACTCAAACAAATGTTGAGTTTTCTTTGAATCCGACTTCGGCTGTTCCGCATTATCTAGTCAATTTCGCATTAGAAAATTTAGACATAACTTAAACTGAAAACCATGCGATATATAAATAAGAAGTATTTTGAATTTAATTTGTAATTATCAATCTCTAGAGGAATTTCTAATATGGCAACAGCAGCACAATATGCAGCAGTACCAAGAACAGCAATACAAGTATTAGGTTCTGCAAACGCAAACAGAAACGGAACTGGCGTTGTAAACATTGTATTCACGGCAAACGCTACCTCAGGCTCGCGTATTGACGATATCTTTGTAAATGCAACGGGAACAACCACTGCAGGCGTTATCAGACTTTATGTGTCTGATGGCACAAATATTAATCTTTGGCAAGAAACTCTTGTTACTGCAACTACACCAAGCACCACAGTGCAAACTTTTAATTTCTCGTTAATTAACCAAGGTCTTATTCTTGCTCCAGGATGGTCTTTGCGCGCTAGTACAAATGCCGCAGAAACATTCCATGTTGTTGTAACTCGTGCAGGAGATTTCTAATGAATAACGGTGGTTTTCTAGGATTTGGAAAAGGTGCGCCAAATCTCGCTACTCCAATTGCACGATACATTCAGTCACCTGTTTATTATTCGTCCATAACAATTAAAGCTCCACCAGGCACAAAACAAATTCATGCTTGGCTAGTTGGTGGTGGTGGTGGTACTGGATCAAATCATAAAACAGCCACTCAGATGCCTCAGTATCATCAAGATCATCAAGAAGGTTTTTCAACACCAGGTGGTGGTGGATTTGGTGGTGCAGCATGTTTTGATCTTCCAGTTACAACTGATCCGATCGTAGTAACTATAGGTGCTGGTGGTGCTGGTGCTGTAGGTGGCACTTCATCTATTACAATTGGTGGTATGGTTTATGCACAAATAGGTGGTGGTGCACCTGGTAATCACGGTGATAGGGGTTATTTCGGTGGTGGTGGAGGTGGTGGTATTTTTCAAGGGAGTAATACCCATAGAGCAGAATATCAGCAGACGTCAGGAAGCACACATTTCGGTTATGGTACCGCTGGCGGCGAACCACCATACAGTAACAGAGGTGGTCCTCGAGTACTTTCTTGGTTGTATCCAGAAGGTCAGCGCGATCCAGGCACGAGTCCGTCGCACGTCCCTGGGATGCCTTTCTTTTTAAGTGGTGGTGCACATTTGCAAGGCGGAACTCAAGCGAATCCGTCTCACGCACCAGGACATCATCAATCAGCGATTACCCATATAGGGATTCCATTATTGCCTGTCCCAATAGGTTCGGCTGTCAAAGCATTAGATAATCGAAGTCAACAGCAAGCATCTCCGAATGAACATACATCTAATTCTACCGCAGCAGGCAGAAATGGATGGTTTGGTGCTGGTGGCTTTGGTGCCAGCGCAGGTACACAAGCAACTCCATTAGGATATGGCGCAGGTGGTGGCGCTGGTAGTCACTCGACAGGTGGAGCAGGCAATCATGGTGGCGGTGGTGGCGGTCCAGGTAATAATTACAATCACGCTACCTTTAATCCTTTTGGCGGAGTTGGTGCAGGTGGATCTTTCCCATCTACTCCTCATCTTTGGGGATTAAGAACTGGTCAAGCAAGTGGTTCTGGTGGTGCTGGATTGTTTACTAATAGCACTACTCAAAACGGCGGCGCGGGTGGTGGTGGTGCAGGAGGTCAAAATCAAACTCAAGGATCTCAGCAACAACACAGTAATACAGATCACTGGGCTGGGCAAGCACAACAACATAGTCATACTGGTGGCGGCATCACTCAGGGTACGCCAACTGGTGGCGGTGGCTGCGCCGTGTTCCGTTTTTACATCTAATTTCGATTTTAATCCAGGTAAATAAAATGTCTAAAAGATTTGCGATTATAGAAGAAAATTTGGTTGTAAATGTTGTTTTGGCTGATGATGATTCACTCGCTAAAGAAAATGAAACTTGGGTAGACATCACAGAATATATTTCTCACATACCAGCAATAGGATGGTCTTATACTAATAATAAGTTTTGCAAATCTCCTTCAGCTCTAGCTCTTAGAGAAGATAGTGTGACTTACAAAATTAAAACAAGTCCTCTTTTAGAAAATCAAACTCTTTCTTTTGGGGATTGGATTTATCAAGGAAATAGTTATGACAAATTCGTATTTTCTGGATTTGTAAAATCATATGATGCAAATACAAGGTTTTTACTTTATTATGATAAAGAGGGGTCCATAAATCCGAATGTTGCAATCTCAACCGTTAATTTTGATTTTACGTTGGAGACATTTCTAGCACGTCCTGGAATAAATCCATATTCCTTTAATTCGCCCGCACAACTTGCAGGTGTGGTGGCAAATACAAATCAAGTTCTTACTTTTGAAAAACCATGGTACCCAGCACCCATAAAAATACCAGCGATCATTACAAAATTAGGATTTCGTATGAGAATGACTAATTTGGAATATGCTGGCATACTAGAATCAGCAAAAACTGACTCTTTAGTTCAAGCATGGGTAGAAACTTTTAATATGATGACTATTTTAGATTTAGAAAACACTAATGTCAAAAGCGATATGGAGATGTTGGTTGAAAAGGGATTAATTACTCCAGATAGATCACTAGTGATCTTAAATAAACAAATCCAACCAAACGAAATGCCATAATTTATCATAAGTAAAAACACCAAGTATTGCTTATGACTAAATATTCAAAACGCTGTGTTTTGAGGAATTTAAATGGCGAATCAAGTAGAATTGTATTGCGATCAAGGCACAGATTTTTCGTATGCAATAGATTTAAGCAACGATGATAACTCGCCTATCAACGTTGCACTTTACACATTTTCTTCTTCAATTCGAAAGTCCTTTTATTCTTCTGGTGTAACTGCCAATTTAACTATTACAGTTTTAGATTCTGCGAATGGTAATGTACAAATTTCTATGAATGCTGCCACAACGGCTAATATAAAAGCTGGCAGATATCTCTATGACGTGAAAATGAAAACTAATAACAATGTTACGTCTAGAGTTATAGAGGGTATTATTACAGTTTATCCGCAGATTACTAAATGAAGATAACAGTTGGATCAACAAGTAATCTAGTATTTCAACCAGCAACTGATCGCGGCAAATCAGCCAAGATAACAATCAGCAGTGGTGGCGGTGGTGATGCTGGATCAGCTTACGGTCAAGCCAATGCCGCCAGAGGACAAGCAAACAGTGCTTATTCTCAAGCAAATGGCGCCTATAATGTAGCCAATGCTGCTTATAATGCAGCAAATAATGCGCAAGTAACAGTATACGCAAACAGTGCATCTGGCGTTACAACACAAAATATTAATTTTGTTAATACTTCAACGATAACAGTTGAAGTTTCTTCTAGCGGATCTAATGCCAACGTAGCATTTACTGCAGTTAGTGGCGCTGCTTATGATCAAGCAAACGCCGCGAGAGGACAGGCAAATAGCGCTCGCACAACTGCTAATGGTGCATACAATCAAGCCAATGGAGCCTATGCTCAGGCTAATGACGCTTACGCACAAGCAAACAATGCATATGATGCTGCAAATAATCGTGTATTGAGAGCTGGCGATACAATGACTGGCAATCTGACCATGTCAGGCGCCACAATCAATGCTGCCACTGCAAATATTAGCACCATTGTCACTGGAAATACACTACTATTATCAACAGGTATTGGATCTAATAGTGATGTAACGATAAATGCGAATGGTAATTATACTTGGACGTTTAGAGCCAATGGGTTGTTAGACTTGCCAGGTAATATCACGAATTTCACAGCATGCAGTGCAATTAATTTTGTTGCGGACAGTTCTGGTGATGGTTATGAATATTCAACAATTGAAATTCGACCAGACAGCGGTGCAACATTAGATCAATATCTAATTATTGATCCGACTGCACCAAATCATATTCACATTCGTGCTGGTGGGCAACAAGATAATTCAAATGCTGAATTATATATTGGTGGCGAGAATAGTTATTTTAAAGTTGATGATGGCGAAAATCCATCAATATCGATTGCTTCGAATAATTATTTTTGGACATTTGATACTGATGGAAAATTAACTATACCTGGCGACATTATTCCAAGTCAAAATTTAACATGGAATCTTGGTTCACCAACAAATAAATTTAACGATTTGTATATTGGTGGTAACACAGTATATATTGGCGAGGCGATACTTTCTACAAATGGCGACACTGTTACAACCAACACTTTCATTGCAGAACTAGCCTTTGAAAGTGGTGGATTAAATGTTCTAACTCAAGCAAATACTGCTCGCGATCAAGCCAACAACGCTTATGGCGTTTCAAATGCCGCTTATGGACAAGCAAATGCAGCATATGCTGAAGCAAATACGAAACTTCCATTAGTTGGTGGTACAATTTCAGGTGACTTGATTGTTTCTGGCAATCTTGTAGTATCTGGAAATAGTACAACACTCAACACTGAAATTCTCATTGTTGAAGACGCAGACATTGTTCTTCTATCAAATGTAACATCAACACCTGCATTGAATGCTGGCTTGATAATTAATCGCGGCACTTCTCCAAATACATTCTTAAGATGGGCTGAAGATGTTGATAAATGGGGTTGGTCGGATGATGGCTCAACCTTCTACTCATTTGATACTTCTCTTAACGCATATGCTCAAGCCAACAATGCCAGAGATCAAGCGAATACTGCTAGAACACAGGCTAACACTGCATACGGACAAGCGAACGATGCTTATGGACAGGCTAATACAGCGCGCAATCAAGCAAATACTGCCTATGGACAAGCCAACGCAGCGTATGGGCAAGCCAACGCAGCGTATGGGCAAGCCAACGCAGCGTATGGGCAAGCAAATAGTGCTCGCGATCAAGCCAACACTGCAAGAACAACTGCCAATGATGCATATAATACAGCAAATACGAAGGTAAGTAAATCTGGCGATACAATGACTGGTGATCTAACGATCAATACAGTACTGTATGCAAATCAAGCCAATATCACAACAACATTGAATGTTGGTACATCAATTGTCATAGGAACAGGTGGAGCTGCTGGTGATATCACTGGCGCGAATGCTATTTTCGCAGAATCATTCTTCACAAATGATGGAATCAATCTAGCAACTTCAGCAGCAACCAGCACAGCTGCATACGTTCAAGCAAATAATGCGCGCGATCAAGCAAACACTGCTCGTGGCACTGCCAATGATGCTTATGGACAGGCTAACACTGCTAGAGATCAAGCGAATACTGCTAGAACTACTGCAAATGATTCGTATGCTCAAGCAAACACCGCTAGAGATCAAGCGAATACATCACGTGATCAAGCGAATACTGCTCGCGACCAAGCCAACACTGCTCGCGACCAAGCCAACACTGCTAGAGATCAAGCGAATACTGCAAGAACACAAGCGAATACAGCGCGGAATCAAGCAAATACTGCATATGAAAGTGCTAATACTAAATCAGAATCGCCAGCCGTAACTTATTATGTTCAAGCATATGCACCAAATCCTGGCGGCAGTTCAACTTATTATTTTAGATTTCGTTATCCTAACGGAACAGGCGACAATACTATTAGTGGAGATTTGTTGTATGGCTATAATGATGAGACTGGTGTTGGTGAAGACGAAGATAGTCCAACAATTGTCTTGCATCCTGGCACAACAGTTAAATTTGTTTTAAGTGATTTGAATCCAGACACTGGCGCTGGATTACAAGTTTTTGCTGTTCAAACATTTATAGCTGGAGTATATTCTCATGTAACATCAGGAATATATCATATAGCCACAAATGGTAACATAACAACAGGTAAAGGTTTCGCTGATTCTGGTACTATTGTTTGGACAATTCCACAAAATGTGCCTGGCACAACACAATATATCTATCGAAGTCCATCCAATAATGATGGTGTTCAAGGACAATTCCGAATAGCAACATATGCTGCTCCTGCATCTTTACAAGCCAATACTGCTCGCGATCAAGCGAACACAGCAAGAACTCAAGCAAACACTGCTCGCGATACTAGTAACAATTCATATGTGCAAGCAAACAGCGCTTATGATCAGGCGAATACTGCTCGCAATACTGCAAACAATGCCTATGTTCAAGCGAATGGTGCGTATGCACAAGCAAATAATGCAGCAAATACTGCAAGAGTTTCAGCGAACAGTGGATCAACACTAGACGCAAAACATCTTAATTTCATTAATTCAGCAAGTGTGTTTGTTTCTGTTACTCCTTCTGGAGACGGAACTAATGCGAATATTTCATTTATAACTTCTGGTGCGTCAATTGGCGATGCTTATGTTCAAGCCAACGCAGCAAGAGATCAGGCGAACACTGCACGTGAACAAGCGAATACAGCAAGAACGCAAGCCAATACTGCTCGCGACACTGGCAATAATGCATATGCTCAAGCGAATTCTGATTATATGTCAGCTGAAGCATATAGTATTACTGTTACTGAACCAAACCCCGTAGGATTTGTATTCAGAACATTTGAAGATGGCGGCTCCAGTGGTGCCGTATACACTGCCTGGGATAGTCCCGCGACGCAAGCAAATCCAAGTCTATGGCTTCGACCTGGCAGCACTATTGCATTTAGATTAGTTGATTTGGTATCTCCATTAAACGGACCTCAAGGTTTTGCACTTTATTCTGATTCTTATACCAGCCTAGTATCTTCTGGATTAACTCATGTCGCGCTTGACGGTACACTAAGTGTTGGTACAAGTGCACAAAACAAACAAACTGGCACGTTATACTGGACAATACCATCATCAGCTGCTGGTTCAACTTATTATTATGGATCCAATCAGGGGAACGGAAACCTTTATCGTGGACAATTCTATGTAGATTATTATGCTGCTAGTGTACGAAATCTAGCAATGGATGCATTTAATCAAGCAAACACTGCTCGCGACCAAGCGAACACTGCAAGAACACAAGCAAATAATTCGTACCTTCAAGCAAATACCGCTCGAGATCAAGCGAACACTGCCAGAGATCAAGCGAATACTGCTCGTGGTCAAGCAAATAACGCTTACGCCGAAGCCAATCTTAAATTAAATCTAACTGGCGGTACGATAAATGGATCGTTAAATATTTCTGGTAACTTATTTGTTACTGGCAATACGACATTTATTAATACATCAACGTATACAGTTGATGATCCACTAATTTATCTAGCTGCAAATAATATACTCACTGATATTGTTGATATTGGATTTGTCGGCGCTAAAAACTCAGGCTCATCAGTAACGCATACTGGTTTCGCGCGCGATGCTGGTGACGGAATATGGTATTTGTTTGATAACCTAGCAAATTCTGGTCATGAGAATAATGTGATCGACTTTGCGAATACTTCACTCGCAACTCTTCGAGCAAATATTGATGCAAATAGTATCACTCTTGTGAGTAATACTGTTGCTACACATGCTAATTTAATTTTTGCATTTAATCAAGCAAACACTGCGCGTGATACAGCAAATAATTCTTATGCTCAAGCAAATGTAGCACGCGATACTGCGAATGGTGCCTATGTGCAAGCAAATGGTGCTTATGCTCAGGCAAATGGTGCGTACAATCAGGCGAATGGTGCTTATGCTCAGGCGAATGGTGCTTATGCTCAGGCGAATGGTGCTTATAATCAGGCGAATGGTGCTTATGCTCAGGCGAATGGTGCATATAATCAAGCCAATAATTCTGCGAACACGGTTCGTGTTTATGCAAACAGCGCTGGTGAACTTTCAAATAAATTCCTAAACTTCATCAATACTGCAAGTATTCAAGTCGATGTCAGTAGCGTTGATGGAAATGCAAATATAGCCTTTAATACGACTGGTGCTGCAGTTGCTGACGCTTATGCTCAAGCAAACATAGCACGCAATACCTCTAATAGTGCATATGCTCAAGCAAATAACGCATATAATGCAGCTAATAATGCAACGGTAAGAGTCTCAGCCAATTCAGGATCCATAACTGTAACACCTAATATCAATTTCATCAATACATCAACTGTTTCCGTTTCTGTTGTATCTGGCGATAATGGTAATGCAAATGTTTCGTTAATATCTTCTGGATCGCAACAGTTTACATATGATACAACAACTACCTCTGCCGAAACAGTTGACAGTTGGTCAGCTTCGACTTATAGAAGTGGTAGATATCAAATGCAAGTGGAAAACCTATTTGGGTTTTTGGCACTTGAAATTATGCTGTTACATGATGGGGCAACGACAAATTTGGTCAAATATGCTGAAACAACTATTGGTAGTGGTGTTGGTACATTCTCTTCAGATATTAGCAGTGGATTGGTCAGACTTCGATTTACACCGAATGATCCAACTTCACAATTAACTTACTATAAATCATTGTTAACCAGTAGAATATCATCAGACGCGTTGCCAATCGATTTAATGACTGGATCAATAGTATTTGATTTAATGAACAGCTTCTCACTATCCCCATCAGACTTAAATGCATAATTGAAAATAATAAATAAAGGTACTTCATAGAGAGATCTTAAATGGCAACAACATTACAATTCCGAAGATACGATACGGCAAATATCGCTAATTTAACTGGTGCGGTTGGCG